TATTTGTCGTGAAACCAATTGTAAGCAATCATCCACAATACTCCCCAAGCAGTTCCAAACATAAACCACAAAACATACTGTGGAAAGAACAAAGCAACTAACAAAACACCAAACCAAAGTGAAGGAAAATAAATTGTTTTTAGAGATTTGATTTTTTGTAGTAGGTTAGTCATAGTTATAATCAGTAGGATAAGAGGAGTTCAGGTATACACTTTCTTGGTGACTTTCCCAACCATTCTCATTGCCAATTTCATAGATTGCTAGGGCAAACTCAATAAAATTTTCAGGAGTTCCAAAATATTCAGAACAACTACCATCGTCCCTAATTCCACCTTCTTGAAAGTAAAATCTTACAAGTTCAAGGATTTCGTCTTTAGTCATAATACATCTCCTGTTCATAACGGACATAATCACTTTGAAGATAGTTAAAGAATTCTCCATCTTCACTTCTCATAGTATAGCACCACTCATCAAAGATTTCCCAAATCCAATACCACCCGACTTGGATTTTTTCAAAGAAGTTCATAGGACGATTGTAGAGTTTAGTCATTTGTAATCTTCTATGTAAGTTTGATAATCAAAGTCTTCCTTATCAAATGCTTTCTCTTTCCAATCCTCTATATCATACTTTCCCTCAAATCTACCAGGATAAAGTTTTTGAACTCCACCCCGTCCATACTTGATTTCACATTCTAACTGAATAACATAAACATAAACTGATTTAGGAACTTTGAAGTGTTCCAGTTCTCTGGTTTTATTATTATAGCAGGAAATATGACAAGTCATTTTTTAATTCCCCCACCTTTTTCAGTTACTTTTTTTATCCATTCTCTTTCTTTTTCAACCCTGTCTTTTGTCAAAATTTCATATTGTTCGTCGGTAGGAATAGGAGGAAGTTTTACCCATCCAGAAGGTGTTCCACACATAAAATCTCCATCACTCCACATCCACAGAGTTCCATCGGCACATAATGCTCTATTTCCAGAGATTTGTATAGGTGTTCTTTCAGTCATTCTTCCATCTCCATTTCAATAACATAAATGATGTCAAAAGACTGTTGAAAAGATTGCCACTCATACTCATCAAGCATTTTCTTTGCCATTTCTTCTGCTTTTTCTTTTGATTTGAATGCCTTATGAATTTTCCCTAGATTATAATCTGGACCATAATCGTAGTCTTCAGCAACCAGATAGATTTTCATTCTTCTATCCTTTCATAATCAGCAAAACCATCTGGATTTAGATGTCCTACTGTGAGTTTGATACTTGTTCCAGTAAGTTCGTGTTGAAGAACAACTCTATGAGAATACTGCTCCATTACAACATAAACATCATTAAAGTTCTTATGTTTCCATTTAGAACCTATTGGTATTTCAGTCATTCTTCTTCATTTAAAATAGTAACAACAAGTCCATTATCCGTATCACATTTGATTGCTTCCTCACAATAATAGAACTCTCCCCAATCATATCCTGTTCTGGGGTCTTTTACATTTACATATTGAATTTTTCCAATGTGTTCTTCACAACTACCAAAACATTCTTCGGTCATTTTTCCCACCCATCAAAGTATTCTGTGAAAAAGTTAAAACTTAAACCAATCTTACCAACTTGAAAATCTACTCCAAGAAAAGAAGAAGAAGTAAGAAATGAGAGTAAGATGTGTAATCCACCATTACTATGAACTAACCTACTGGGGTTCTCATAATTCACCCAAAGTAATGAACAATTGTTGATGATGCCAAACTGCCAAGTGTAGTCGGCATCACCATCGTCCCAAACTTTTTTGTCATATTGAAAAAATTTCACTGTGGGTCTCCAATAAGTCCAGTAGTTCCAAAAGTATCAAATGTAGTATCTTCCATCCACTTTCTCAAATCAACGATTTCATACCAGTCATATCTATACTTTGATTTTGATGATATTTCCTCCCATTTTTCTTGTGCTTCCTCTTTAGTTTCATAACAAGCAATCCAATCACCAGTATAAGCAGAAGGGTAATAGTTGTCCCCAGCAATCAAAAGATAAGGTTTAGTCATCGGTCAAAGTATCCAGAAGGTTTGTAATCACTAATGTATTGAGTTTTTAGTTGAACCTCAAAGGGGTCAATATCAGGGTATTTTTCCTTGATGAAGGTTTTACAATCTTCACGGGTAGAAAAGGCACAGAGAATGTTTCCATGATAAAGTGCGACTTCAATTGCTTCAATCATTCTTCATCCTCCTCTTCATCACCCTCCCAGTCAATCTCAACGGTTTCAAACTGTTCTACATTAGTATAAGGCATAGGGTTTGCAGGTCCTCCCATCTCATAATGGATTTTATCAAACAATTCATTAAGCACTAAACTCTCAAATCCTTCTTGGTCTGGATAATCCTCCCAGTCTTCAAACATTTCAGTTGTGGGAGAAACTGTGAGAGTTCGGGTGTATGTAACTGTGATTGCTTTGAGTTGGATTTTAGTCATTTTCCACCCCTCCGAATATTTTCACCAGCATCATACATCACATTAAGAACGAAAGCAATAGAAACACACCACCAGATACTCAACCCTGTGAGGGAATGAACTCCAAACACAAGGGCAAACAAAAGTGGAAATTGAAGTGGAATGGCAAGTAGAAGATTTTTGAGTTTCATTTCAGTTCATAATAAGTGTTTGTGTTGCCGTAGTTTAGATAATACCAGAACAAGTTTCTCATTCTTTCTTCATTAGGATATCCATCAAGATGGTTCCACATATGATTTCTCCAAGAATACACACAATATTCAAAGAGATGAATTGAAGTATAGATGTTCCACTTCTTCCAGGTGTCAGTCATTCTTCATCCTCAAAAGGGAATAGTTCATTGTATGCTTCATCAGTCAGTGTGAGATACTGAACATCAGCATCTTGGTGTTCTTCGGCATACACCATACGGTAATGATTGAATTGGTTGAGGTCTGTACTGCCGTATTCTACAACACCATCAACAAGGCAGAGATAGTTCATTCTTTTACATCATAAAGTTCAAGAATACGACGAGCAACTACGATCGCAAGTTGTTTGTTCCCAATAGACACACATTCGGTGATACTTTTAGTTGTTGAATCGTGGTTCTTTTCAGTGTATTCAATATACACTCCACCATTATCTGCTTGAAGTTTTGCAGTATGAGTTACACCTTCTGCTTCATCAGTGAGTTCATAAACATCAGTGGTGCTATGAAGAATTTCAGTTCCAGGAATAAGTCTGTAGAAGTCGGTCATCGGTTTGTTGTCTATGAGAGTATTATATTAAATAGAATGAGGAAAACTCACTTCAGTCCAAGGAAGAGTTTTCAGTTCTTCATCGGTAAATTGAATACCATCATCAAGTCGTGCTTCATTTTTATAGAGATAGAACTGCTTGAAATTCACAACAGTTCCTCTCAAATCACCATCTTCATCTACTTGATAAACAAGAACATCACAATACTTATTTCTATCATAAGTCAGGATTGTTGCCTTACGAATAGGTGCTTTTTCTCCCGCAACATCACCATAAGATGGAATGGGATAATCAGTAAAGGCATCAAGCATTTGGAGTTCCTTTGTGTATGAGAGTATTATAAGGCATCCACAGGGGGATTGGTGGGGTCTTGTACCAGTTCGTCAAGTGTCATCACCCATAATGAACAACAGGAAATAAGGAATCGAGATAATCCACAAATTGTCTTTCTATTTCGTGTTTAATATCAACTGTTACTTGTTTTTCTGGTGGAAGTGAACGATGATATCTATAAAATTGATTTTGTTTATTGTAATATTCTTCCCACAAATGTCTAAAGTGTTCCACATCTTCTTTATTTACAGAAATCTTAAACTCAAGATTTGGAATAAAAGTATCCGAATTTACACAGGAAGTATGTTCAATTTGAATTGATTTGTGTAGATGAAAATTGGGTTCTTTTATTTTTATATTTTGAATATAATCATTAATATCATTTCGATGTTGAAGTAACTCTTCGTCTGTAAGTTTTGTAAAGTCAATCATAAGGTTTCTATGTGTATGAAGTCATTATAGACCAAAAAGGGCACCTGTGGAGATGCCCTGTGCCAGTTCTTCAAGTGGTCTCAAACAAGACCACTTATCACATCATCAAGTGGATATGTTTTATCATTAGTCAAATCAACAACAACAAATTTACTAAATTTACCCAAAGAATTTCCCTGCACCAAAACCTCAAAGTTAAGCAAAACTGGAGAAGCAGGAAGGATTTTAACAACGGTTTCTTTGTTACAACATCTAAGAGAACGACGAATTTCATCAGTGGATGAAAATACTCTCCGTCGTTTTTCAGAAACTCCCATCCTTAATACACATTCCATAGTTTCTTTTTCTGGTTTAAGTGTGAAACGAGCATCGTCTGTTATAAAGTAAGAAAGATTTTTTTTACCCAACCACAAATCAAAATCTTTCAGTTTGATGGCAAAAAACATAATGTGTTTGTTGTGTATGAGAGTATTATAGGGCAAAAAGGGCACCTGTGGAATGCTCTTGTGCCAGTTCTTCAAGTGTCCTCCGAAAATTCTGTAATAATAACCACATTTTCCATAGAACCTAGGTCATAAGCAATAAGAGCAATTCGGTGAGCAAAAGCGATTAGTTGTTCTTTAGTTGCAGTATAATCATCTGGAAACACATCCATATACTGTTCAGCAAGTTCAAGGATTTCTTCATCTGCAATAATGTCCTGTTCAGTCATCAGTCCTTTGTGTGTATGAGAGTATTATAGGGCATCAGGAGGCATCTGTGGAATGCTCTTGTGCCGGTTCTTCAAGTGTCCTTCTTTATACAAGTAATAAATCCACAACCTTCCTCAGCACACCCACACACAACATAAGCAGTATGCGCTGGTGCTTCAATCTCTCCTCGTTTTACTCTTGAGTTGAGAATATTCTGTGCTCTTATGGCAGCAGAAAGGTCTTTAGGTGTCATCCAACGAAAACTCATTTTACTACCTCACATAGGGGGAACACTCTTACTTTTGAAATAAATCCCGGTTTTGTGTATTTGTCTCTATAATCTGCTGCGAATACCCGTGCTTCATTTTGAGTTTCAAAAACTCCAAAGTATCGGTGAAGTGCTTCTACACCTTCATATTTGTTATAAAGTCCCACTATCCACTTATGGTTGTGCGTTGGATAAGTATCGTTTTCAGCAATCCAGTCGTAGTATGCGTCCTTATTCATACTTCTCTTCTATTTCTTTGACACGTTCCATGAAACTATCCTCACCATGATCACCCGAATAAAGGTAATCAATATGCCTCATAATCTCTGCCATCTTACGCATCTTAGTAACCTGCTCTAACAGATATTCACAAACTTCTGGTGAATATTCGTGAGCAAAACCATACTCATCTTCCTCAAAGTTGTTACTAACTTCTGCTTCAAGTTCATCAGCAAATTGTGCTACATTGTAGTATTCGTAACCGCAGTCGTTGAAGTGTCCTCCCGAAATGGTTCTTCCTCCTTTCTTTATAAGACTATAATACCATAAACACAAAACAAAATCAAGTCCGTATGTGCCAGTTGTTCAAGATTCTTCTCCATATTCAGTAATAATACTATCAATCACATAATCTCCGTAAGCAATCAGAAGATTAGCAGTTGCGATTGCCATTGGCATAGTTTTATGCCTTTGATATCGTTTCTCTAAATCATTCTTGTAGTAGAAGGTAATAAGATAGGTCATTTTTCTGCTCCAATTTCATCAAGTTTTTCATTCATAAAACCAGTCATATCAAGTGTTCGTGGATCTACACCTTCATCAAGACAATCAAGGTTAAATTCCATCACAGCACCAAGGATTAGACATGCTTTACGCTTATCATCCAGTGGTTGAGCAACATAACCAAGAATGTGCTCGTAGAGTTGGTCGTAGGTCATTGTTGTGCCTCAATAATGGATTTGATTTGTTTAAGGTCTTCTATTCGTTGTTTTGCTTCATCATACTGTTCACAATACCAATCAATGTCATTGTTCTCATAATTGGTTTCTTCCCTAATGTCCCATTCAAGGCATTGTAGGTGCCCTTCTTGGTCTTGTATGAAGTAGTTGAGAGTATCAAGGAGTGACATCTGGAACAGGAGGAGGGGGTGTTGGAGCAGGAAGTACGTTAGGTTGTGGTGCTACTGTTTGAACTGTAGGTTGTGGGAGATTTACAGGTTCTGGAGCAACTTGAGGTTGTTGTGCTTGATCCAGTTTCTTTTCCAGTTCCATTACCTTTTGATCCAGTGGACTCAAAGGAACTTCTTTCTGAGAATCTGCCAGTTTCCAACCAGTTGCTCCCGCAGCAAAGATACTTGCAAGAGCAGCAAAAACAGAAACAGTTTTAGAGAAACTCATTCAATAACCTCCCAATGTGCGTCAGATTTGTCACCAAAACGGTTAGTACCAGTACGAGTACTAACCCAGAAGAAGTACTTGCGATTTTCAGAAGCAAGGAACAATTCACCACCAGTGTCCTGTTCTACAATACAAACAGGATTGTTGTCCATAGTATTAGCAAGACGGTTCTTCGCTTTGCTGGACTTGGGTTTTACGATTACTCGTCGCATTGGTCTTTCTCATCAGTCAGAACAGTTCCCATAGGACCTTTTTTAAGTCGTGCCCACTCTTCTTCTGCTTCTCGCATATCATCAAACTTCTTCTTCAGGTCTTCACCCAAAGTCAGTTCAAACTCATCAGCAACCTTACGCATATTTTCTACACTTTTCTCTTCACCAAATGCAAGACCACAACTACCTTTCATAATGCTGATTTCACTGTGACCCATTGCACGAGCAACAGTCTCAAAGAAGCGAAACAGTTGATAAATGTTAAGGTCTTCGGCAGGAACCTGAAAAGTATAATGCTCTTCAGGGAGCACCGTATCATCAAAACCACTACTATAATTGGTGGAAGTCCATTCAGAATCAAACTGAACTTTCAGGGTTGCTTTGTAAGTCATTGGTCTGTTGTTGTACGAGAGTATTATAGGGCATCATAGGAAACTTTGAAGTGTCCTTGTGCCAGTTCTTCAAGTGTCCTCACTTATCCCCCAACTTTACACCTATGTCTTTATCAGTTAGGTCATTATATAAAAGTCTAGCAAAAATAAGGTGTGGTTTTTCTCTTGTTTCTATTGCGGAACTAGTTGCCACTGCCCAAATTATATCCAGTTCTCTTTTATCAGGTAAAGTCTTCATCATTTAACTCCACATCATCAGTAAGTTCTTTAATTCTATCAAAGAAATCTTCATCAAGAGGATATACTTTTTCTTCACCACGATCGATTCTGTCGCACATTTCCATCAGGTACTCAAGAAACTCTTTGGGAAGGGTTTCATCAAGGTTGATAGAAGTCCAGAACCAATTATAACATTCTTCATATGGGTCATCATTTTTTAAAAGAGCATAGTCCTTATAGTTTCCACTGATGAGATCTCGCCACATCTTGAAATTGTTTCCAATCTCACGCCAACCAGTTTGCAGGCAGTGACCGAAATAATACTCAAACCAATTCATTTTTTTGACCATAAAATAACTCATCACGCCAGTTACGACCAGCAATATCAAAAGTAAATCCTACTCTACCAATAGAGAACAGGCAGGAGAACAGTTTACCATATCCCATAGAGATTTGCAAATAAGGAAACTCAATCCATTTTCCATATTCACCACAATCAATTGCAAATTGAAGAAGCGAATAATGTTTTGTGGTACAGAGAGTAAAATAATACTCTTTACCATAATCATCTCTCACTCCATAGTTAAAAAGTTTCATCAGTCTCTCCTCATATCATCATCAGTTCTAAAAAAATCTGCAATATCATCCGGACCATCAAACCTTGTACGGTGCTCTGATGGGTCAGGATGCCCCAAATCCATAATATTTAAAAATTCATCCAGACTTCCTTCTTTCATATTGGGATTTGATGCCTTTCGTCTTGCCTGACGGAGTATTGTAGCGGCAGAACGATTTGCTTTTGCAAGTTTTTCTGCCCAGATCATATCTTCCAGAGTTACTTCCCCACCATTTACAATTCTGTCACAAATAAATTCAAGGCGAAAACGATATTTTGTAGAAAGCATAAGTTTTTTTAGATTTGAGTTATTTATTTTTAAATTCTATCTCTTTTTGCATCTCTTTTGCAAGTTTATATGCTCGTCTCCACATTAAATACTTCACAATCGGATTTGCAGGATTGTGAAGTATCCACCACTTTGTTTTTTCGTATTGAACTCTAGCAAGTTGAGTCAGCATATAAAATGCTCTCGCTACTGATTGGTCTGTAACAATCAAATATCCAATACAAAAGAATATAATGAAGTAAATGTATAGAGGAGTCATTTTAATCTTTTTTAATCTTCACGGGACAGGTTGGAATTACTTTTTTTATTTCTTCAATAAGTTCAGTTTTAATATAATTTGGCAAATTTCTTTGAGATTGAATGCGACTCAAAATGTTTTGTGCTTGACTACAAGTAATCGTTGTAGTAAGAAATAGAGCAATCATCGATCTCTTTGATTCTTAAAGATTATTTATTGGGCAAATCCCTTACTCTTAACTTTTTGTTTATCTTTGACGATTATAACATCTAAAAAATCTGGAATCTGACTGTTTTGATACCAATACACCTGAGTGTCCTCCCAATTGTCGAAAAATACCTTTTTGCTATTTTTCAGCACAACTTCATAGTCGTGCTTATCATAAGGAGCATCAGAGGTGCAAGTGAATAGTTGAGTCATAGAAACTTATCCAGTGAAGAAAGCGATGCACCTTTTGCGGACTTTTGAATGTAGGTTTTTGCGGACTTATAATTGTTGCAAGTGTGAACTTGTTGCCCTTCGTGAAGAATTACAAACTTCTTTCCACAGGGAACTGCTACCCATTCACCATTTTTGGTTACATATCCATTAGGATCTCCTGGTGTTGGATTTAGAAGAGTTTCATTTTGTACATTATTCATTAAAACACAATTGTAGAGGACATTACACGGGCATTTGGATATTGAGAAAGAGCAACCTGAATTGCTTCTTGACGATTGCGAGCATAACATTCCACATAGAATGTTTGACCACTGACCATACAGGTGACACGATGTTTCATAATTAAATACCTCAGCGTTTGATGGTGGAGATTGCAGGTTCGCCTTGAACAAAAATTGTCTCAGCGACACTCTGCAATCGTTTGGCGGTTGCAATACCAGTATTACTATACACGGGAACATGAATGAAACCATAGGACTTCACATAATCTTCCGTTTTACCAGGAGTCAAAGTCCCTTCTGAGAGGCGCTTAGAATCGTCTGGATGGAGGCGAATCACCCTACCGATGGTCTGTGCCATAGCAATGTAATCCATGTTCCTCATGAGGACACAGGAGGTCAATCCTGGGCAGTTGATACCTTCAGAAAGAATACTATAGTGAAGAATGATGAACTTCTTTGCAGGATCCTTACCCCATGCAGTCAAAGTGTCAAAGAATACTTCACGGGAAACCTTTTGATTGTTGATGAATGCACCATACTTAGCAGTCACCCACAGTACATCATAACCATAAGACTGAACCTCTGACATAAAATCAGTTTCTGCAAGCATACGAATCAATACTTTGGTATTCGGTGCTGCCACCAGAACCTTCTGCATGTTATCTTCATTAAGAATCGTGTCCAGAAGAGTCATGCAATCACGTTCTGCTGCATCATCTTTGTCACGAATCGAATCAATCTTCTGAACATTGATTTGAGGTTGAACAATAAATCCACCCTCTACAAGTTCAGGAGCAGGAACATTGCAGATCACCTGACCATACACTGATCCATCATTCATACCAGGTTTGGAAATCGTAGCAGAATGCTTAGGAGTAGCAGTGAAGAAATAGCAACGATCAGCAGTAGCAGAGAAGTGTTTTGTAGCAGGGAAAAAGTGATTCTTAACGCTGTTGTGTGCTTCATCAAAGTAAATAGTATCAACGTGAATATCTGCTTGCTGAAGACGTTGCAGAGAGTTGTAGGTAGTGAAGATCAGTTTGTGACCTTTGACCTGATAATTCCAAGCAAAGATCTTACTGGGATTAGTCGTGCTAAAGTGATGTGTCTCACCAGAGTGTACATGCATCACAGAAGCATTGGTGATGTGCTCCAAGAATTCTGCAGACAACTGCTCTGCAAGCATGATACGTGGAGCAACCACTACAATTGTTTGAGGATCGCTATTGGAAAACTCTCTGATAGCATCAGCAATCATGGTCAGAGTTTTACCAGAACCGGTTGGCATGATTAGTTGACCAATGCAATACTTGATCATGGCATCAAGACCACGTTGCTGGTGAGGTCGGAGTTGGATCACTGGTTTCATTGCGTATGAGGATATTATAGCATCAAAAAACCCCCTATGCAGGGGGTGGAGTGGACGGTCTCTTAAGTGTCCTATGAAGCTTTAGATTCTCATCTTCAACCGGGACAAAGGTAGTCTATATGGTTTTTAGTAGAGTGTCAAGCTTGTAGATCCAACACCAACAACTGTGAATGTTAGAGTGTTTCCAGATACTGTAATTTTTACTGGATTTGTAACTCCAATACCACTTGTAAATCCATTTTGTGATGTAGTTACACCAGTAACATTCAGTTGTGTTAGAGATCCTGTACCACCATTTACATTTGTTGCTGTTGTTGCAGTTCCTGTTAGGTTTCCAACAAAAGTTGTTGCTGTTACAATACCAGTGCTATTGATATTAGTAATGTTGGCATTTGTAGCAATGAGATTTGATCCTTGAATAGTTCCAGATGCTCTTAGTCCACTTGCGGTGATAGCAACACCTGGACCAAATACAGGATCTCCACCAACAAAGAATTCATATGAGTTGCTGGAAATTGTACTTGTGGATATTCCTAATCTTGATAAAGTTGTGATTCCAAGGTTTCCTGTGAGAGATCCATTGAATGTAATATCTCCAGTTACATTCAAATTGTTTGAAACAATTAGATTACTACTAATCGTTGTAATTCCAGTAATATAAGAAGTTCCTACTACATATAATTTACTCGTTGGGTTAGTGATACCTAGTCCCAGATTTCCATTATAAGTAAGAGACATTACTGGACTTGAAGGATTTTGTCCATAAATCCAATGGAAAGCACCAGTTCCTAATCCTGCAGTTCCATAGTCAAGATAATAGTTGACATTTCCAGCAGTTGAGTTTATAATATCTAAAGATGTTGGAGTACTATACAAATAGAATGTATCTGTATTTCCAGTTCTTACTTCTGCACTTCTACCTATACCAATTGTAGCAATATTATTTCTACTGATTACACGGATTGAAGAAATGCCTAATTTATTAACTTCAATATCTGCTTCTGGTTCTGAGGTGGTTCCTACCCCAACTTTTGCAGGGAAACCAACAACATAAAGTGCTTGTGTTACTGTTGCAATTCCAGTTGATGTAAATCCACTATTTACCGATCCAACTGAAACAGTACCTCCAGAAGTTAAAGTTGTTGCTGTCGTTGCGGTTCCTGTTAGGTTTCCTTCAAATGTAGTGGCGGTTATAACTCCAACAGAGATATTAGAAGGAAGTCTAGAATTACTTAATGTTCCAGATGTAATGTTATCTGCACTAATAGCGGTTAGACCTGCACCAGATCCAACAAAAGATGATGCTGTAATGATACCTGATAATCTAATACTTGATGGGAAGAATGAAGTGCTTAAAGTTCCCGATGTTATATTAGAAGCATTAAGTGCTGATAAATTAACACCACTTCCAGAAAAAGATGTTGCAGTAACTATTCCATTACTATAAACATCACCTGTAGAATTGATACCAATACCCGAAGAATATACAAGAGGATTTGCTCCGACTTGTAAAGAAAATGCAGGGTTTGTGGTTGCTATTCCCACATTTCCTACAGCGTAAATTCTAGAAAAACCTGCTCCTGGATTTGCATCTACCCACTGTGATGTTGGTAGGTTTGATAATTTAGAACCGTCTCCATAATAAGTTACAACTCCAGAAGTGGCAGTTATAATTCCTGAAGTTATTGATGTTATACCAATGTTTATTGTTGTAAATGAGGAAATTCCAGATAGATTGAAAATTTGAGTTTTTATTTCTGTAGCACTCAAAATTCCAACTACTCTTGCGTCTCCGTAGACATTTAACAAGTAGTCTTTTGGTATAGTTGTTCCAATACCAACTAGACCATTTTCATTGACAATAAAATTATCATTATCAACTTGAACTCCATTCCTAAAATTAAATGATTTGTTATAATTTGCCATCTTGGAGACTTTTTAAGTATTTATGAAACTCTCATAATGAAAGCAAGAGCATAGTATGGAGGTCTGTTTTCGTGTGCTTCTCCTCCACCTTGTGCATTAAATGTTATTCCTGTAGTGTTAGGTCCGCTCTGCGAATCAGACGTATTGCTACCACCACCTCCAACAGAATTTCCAGGACCTCCGATCTGGTTATAAAGTTGGTGAGAGTGTCCAGGATCATTAAAATTGTGATTGTGAGAAGGAATTTGTGCTATTGTAAGACCAACACTATTAGCACCACCATTATCTCCTGGACTATATCCTGTTGTTCCTGCTACAGTGGGATTATCTCCACCAGCACCAACGATAAATCTTTCTCTTAAATCTGGAGTTCCTCCAGAACCATTGCAAAGTGCCCATCCAGTTGGAATGGTTGCAATGGATCCAGACCACATAATAATTCCACCAATTGGAATTGTTCCTGATGCCTCGTTTCCAAAAGTATCGCCTAATAAAGTTGCTTGTGTAACTGACATAATTCTTATCTCCTTATATTAGTATTTAATCACTGGAAGCATTCCAACATATGGTGGAAGGTTTGCATTTGTTGTATTACCTGCAGTTCCTTCGTAATTAACTGTGATGTTTGCATATCCAGTACTTGTATTTCTCGTAAACTCAAAATTTGTTCGATCATCTGGGCTTCCACTTTGATTCTGTTCTGGACCACTACCTGATGGCCATTGCGATCCAACAAAATTGTGTGTATGTCCTGAATCACTAGCAGTATGATTGTGATAAGGAATAATCGCGTCCTTATTACCACCAGTAACACCAGGAACTGCAGAATAACCGGCAAAATTATTAACTAGATTTGGAAGTCTTCCTGCAGCACCATAAGTTGAACCTAAGAAACTGCGAAGAGATTGTAAAAGAGAAGCATTGACTCCTTGGAATGTGCCACTTGTAGGGATATCTGCACCGTTACAGATTAGATACCCTTCTGGAGCATGATATGTTGTTGCTCCAATTGTTGCGCTACCTCCTGTTGCAGTGTCTGCAGAAGACGCTGCCATATAGAAGAAAGAACCAATTGGAGTACCAGGTGCCCATTTAACACCAGTTGCTTGAGTATCATCTGCAGTTAATACTGTACCATTTGCACCAACCGTAAGTCTTGCAGCAGTGTTATTTTCAGTTGCAACAAGAATCTGACCCTTTGTATCCCAATCAATATTAGAAACCAGAGATCCTTGTCCACCAAGAGCAACAATAAAGCAATTGACACCAGATGCGGGAGGAGTTGTGAATCTAATTGTACTTGTATTTGCACCAGCAGAAGTTACAATTAAGAAGTCTGCACCAGGTTTTTGGATAACACCTCCTACAGATACAATTAAGTTTGCAGAACTTCCAGCAGGAATATATGCTGTTCCAGCAATACGAAGAGTGAAGTCTGTTGTAGACCCATTAAAAGATCCGGAAATATCATCACAAATCAGAGAGTTTCCAAGTGGAAAATCTCCAGTAACTGATGCAGAGTCTGCAGGAATATATCCTAGAGCATTCTGAACTTCACGGAAAGTAATAAAGTCCTGTTCCCCATCAGCACGAAGCATTTTAAATGTTGGTGTTCCATTTAAAGAAACACTTTGGGGAGTAGTTGCCTTAAACTTGGGAGATGTGATTCCTTCAGAACCCAATACAGTAAGGGTACTTCCAATACTTGCATTTCCAGTTACAGTCAAACCAAGAGAAGTAACAGTCTTAGCAACTCCAACTCCACCTAATACTCTTAATGCACCTGTTGAAGTTGAAGTTGAATCTGTGAGATTTGATAGTAAAACACTTCCAGTAAATGCAGTGTTGCCAGCAACATTTAAGTTTTCACCAACTCCAACTCCACCCTTAACAGTCAGAGCACCTTTACCAGTTGAGTCTGATGAGGTAGTGTTTGTAACTCTGACTTGCCCACTAAAAGTGGAAGTATCTTTGCTTCTGATTTGTCTGTTAAATGTAACCGGACCATCAAACTGAGAGAGTACAGTACCAGAATCTCCACCTTCAACGAGAAGTCTTTCCTTAACAGTTACTTCGTCATAAACAACGCTTGACTTAGAAGGATCTTCACCAGTGACAGTTGGTGATGGAATATCATAAGAAGTAACCTCACCAGATGATGAAGAAGTCTTTGTATTTCCACTAAAGAAGTCACCACTGTTATTCATTCCAGTGTATACAACAATACCACCCGATCTTTCTTGAGACTGAACTAAGAAATCTTCTCTTTCTGTGAGCGACTTGACTTGAACTTGTGGTAAACCTGTGGAGTAGTTGCCTGGGCCATATCCAAGATATTCAAAAGTATGTCCCGAAGCACGAAGAATCGAAGGTCTGCGGAATTCAACTGCAATTGGATTGATTTTACGAATCAAAGATCCTGCGTCGTGAGACTCTTTACGAGTTCCAAGAGAACCACGAATCACTGTAAATTGAGAATTATTACTTGAAGAGGTAATTCTCATAATTTCATTATCAACCTGAATATAAGATCCTAATGGGAATCTTGCATCAGTGCCAATTCCAGAGTTAATTGATGAAACTACTAAAGTATTTGCAGAGGAGTCATCTGAAATTGCCGTGGTCAGTCTTATAAATTCATTGCCATAGAATGAAACTTGACGAATACCAAAGTTTTCTTCTCTTACATCGGAAATCGCATCATTTGAAGAGAATCCGTGCTTGAGAATATAACCATCTACAGCACTCAAGGACTTATTAGTAATAGCAGTAAATGTGGTTACACCTACTCTTTCCTTTACTACGTAATCGCCAAGATTATTATTTGTAGAATTGATAACTCTAAACTTATTACCTTTCAACAATCCGTGAGGAGTTGCTGTTGTAAAGGTAGTAATACCTGTTGCAGAAATATAAGGTGAAGTACTAATTTTAGACGATGATCCAACTACAAATGCATATTGCCCTGCGGTTGGTGTTGGGTCTCCAGAAGTCTTAGCAACTGAAATTTGTGTTTGGGAGTTAATTGCACTAATTCTATAATATCCATCAGTTACTGTACCAACACCAGTAACTTGAACTACGTCACCAATATTTGTGGAGATTCCTGCTGTTGCAATTGTATATGTTGCATTTCCATTTCCAGCACCAACTCTTGAAGAATCCAGATAGAGAACTTCACCATTTGTGTATCCAGAACCACCAGAAATAACTACTACAGAACTTACATTTCCTCCAGATTCTACAACTACTTTTGCAGTTGCTCCCTTCCAAGTTCCTACAGAAGGATTTGCATCAGTGTTTAATAGTTTTACATCATAGTGAGTTCCAGGAATATAGTTTGTGTTGGGAGTATATAAAGTTCCTGTGACGACACTACCAAGTCCATGTCTTCTTCCAAATGTAAGAGTTGCACTTGTTGATGATACTGAAGAAACAGAAGAAATTGTTTGTCCAATTCCAAGAGCAATTGAAAGTTTATCTACAGTTTCTCTAGTAATACTTTTCTTCAAGTCACTTGTATTTGTGTCACCAATTGGAGCACGAAGAGAAAATGTCTTTGCAGATTGTGGATTTGCTTCAACATTATCTCTATCCAACTGAGGATAAAGATCTACAGGACTTTGAGAATACTCAAGGTTTGTAAATTCATTTGTAATTTTATTACTTGCATTTAAGACATAAAGATGATAGATTCCATCTTGAGATCCTTGCACATAAGGAGAGATGACTTCATTACGATAAACATATAGATTTGATTGCCAATCATTTCTTTCAAATCTTGGCAGATCTCTAATTTGATCTGGTGTGGTTCTGGAATTAATATTGTTTGTGCTTGATGCTCCAGGAGTATGTGCTTTTCCATTTACATCTGTTGTCGAATGTGTAAATGACATATCATTTACAATTGATGCAACTGCAAACTTACCGTTATATCCACGATCATATAAACCACTTGGGTTGCTACTGTCAGTTACATTGCGAATGATTACTAGATCACCAACATTTAAATTATGTGGTAATGAAGTTAATACTGTAACAGTAGTAGACGCTAATGTGCAAGTAGTAATAAATCTTGGATTCTTATTATACTCAAAGTCAGTACTTGCAATACTTGTTCTAGTAAAATCATCTGATCTTGCGCCGGTTGTACTAGACTCCTGAATAATGAATCCATCTTCTGGATCCTTTGCACCATTAAGTTCTTTTGGAATGACGACTCTTACTTTATAAATCTTTTCATCCAAACTTCTATCATCAACAATTCTCTTAACATAAGTAAGATCAGTTGTTTCAGATAGTCCTGCAACACCAAGAGTATTAATTTGACCATAGATTTGGTTTGTAGAATTGACAGTAATATACCAGTTTCCTGCTGTAGTATCAAACTGAATTGGAGATCCAATATCTCCTGCAGATTTATCAGAAACTCTACTATAAACTTTGAGTTGCTCTCCTCCATAAATTGTTAATGCTTCATTATTGAGAGCATTGGTAGATGAGGTTGCTAACTTGATTTGATTTGCAGATAAACCAGAAGTGATCGCATATCCAACAGTATGTGGAGTTACATTTTCTGGCAAATCTCCAGTTTCACTGTTGATAATGATTTTTTCACCAGTTTGTAGTGTATGATTACTTGTAAAAGTTAGAGTAGAACTTGCTACAGTTGAAACATCATAAACTTTATAAGCACTTGTCACACCATCCTGCATATAAATGTCTGCAGAATATTCGGTGTTGTTGATTGAAAGATAGAGTTTATCTCCGTTACGAGCACCAACACGATAACCCTGAGTGACACTGACTGGTAAACTATCTGTAGCGTTTAATCCATAAAGATATAACTTATTTCCACTTGGATTGTATGTTGAATTAGTGGTTAGACCAACATCAATTGATAACCATTCAATATCCTCTTCTGTCGTTGTGTCAATATCTCTTGGTGGAATGATGGAAGTAATAAAGGCATTGTTGTCCTTATCAAATGCCTCTGCTTTGAATCCATCAGAGTTAAGTGATATCTGACCAAAGTTTGAGTTTGAGTTGGTAATAGAGGCGTCTGCACCCGACTCAAGATCAAAATGCTTATTAAAACCAATTGCAAAGACCGATACTATCTGAATAAAGGAGTCATTCGAAACCTTAATATGACTGGTTTCCCATCCTTGTCTATAAATTGCATCAGGATCCAGGTGATAGACTTTTGTAGTATCTGTCTGCGATGCTCCTGTTGGTAGATCTCCACCAATGACTGTTGTGTAATTTACACCATTATACTCTCTAGTGGAAGGATTATATTTTACAAAAGCACGATCGTCTTTTTGTAGAGACACAGCAGTAAACTGTGCAACAACCATTGAGCGGAAACCTGATGCTTTGCTACCATCAGCGTGCATTCCATTCATACCCCAGACGGATCTGAGAGAGCAGTTAAAGATATAAGGAGATGCTCCAGATACTGTATCTGTTTCTACCGTCACAGTTGCTCCAGTCACTAGTGGAGTTGGATCCATCGTGATTGGGAAAGATTCGAGTAAATATGTAAATCTAGTTGCACTCAGAACATTTTGTACTTTTGTTGAAACATTATATGTTGATGTACTTACTCCTTTGATTTTAATTGGTGTTCCTGAAGTTAGATTATGATCTTCTGTTGTTGTAACTGTAACTAAAGTAGTTGCAGTGGTACCATTTCCAGAAATAACTGATTGAATCTCAATTGGGTCAGAAGCAAACGCACCAACAATTTCCCATTCTGGTGCCATTTTTGCAAAGTCTTCGTCACTTGCAGGAAACTTTGCGTCTACTGGAATTGGGCGATATGAATTGAAAGCATTTGAGAGTTTGCTGTAATACATATCAAGGTCAGTGAGACCATATGTACCAACTTCATTTACACCATCAGCATACTCAAAACAAGTCAGTTTATGGTGAGAAAATCTTGGAGTTGACTGATAATTACTTGTGAAGAATGATGGGTGAGTATAGACTAAACCAGACTCATCAGCATCAAAGAATGAAAACTGCCAGAAGTAACAAGCGCCAGTAACTCTAAAAATTGCAGATTTTTGTATTAGAGGATCTGTTGGATTTGGAACATACTTTGGTCTGACTTTTGTTTTTCTTAAATCGAGACCAACAATCGAAGTGCCTCTAGGTATAATGACACCACCATTGACACTATTAAACTTATAGAGAATATTATCGTCTTGTGTTAGATCAAAGTTAGAATCTAATTCTAATGATAATGTAGTAAGTGCTGGATCTCCTGTACCACCAGATGGAGGAACAGCATATGCAACACCACTATTATTATAAATTGCATATCCAGGTCTATTATCAATTAAGTGCTCACCTGGCCAAACTAAAATTGTTGTTTTTTCGACTAAATCATTACCCTTTCCATTCACAAAAGAGAATCTTGCCGCTTCTAAAAGTGCTCTCTGAATGGTTTTAAAAGGTTGTGCAAGAGAATTACCAGTATTAGTAATCGAATCTGTAGCGTCTAAATCGTTAGGGTTGACATATAGTGTGCGCCCATCAGTATTCTTAATGAAATTCGATAATTTGTTCAGAGGCATCGGATTATAACTTCTTAAGATATTGCTATCTTTTATTTATGAAGTCAAATCTTCCTCATCATACTGATATTCTACGTCTGGTGGCATATCTTCAGGGTTTTCTAAATCCACCATAAACAAGCAGGGATGTACCTCTTCGTCTATCAGATAGAATGAGGATTTATATAAGTCTTCTGGTTCAAAGGTTCTCTCTTTGTCTGCTAACCTACAAAGATCTTGATCGTACAAATGACCGTCCGGAAGTTCATCGAACGTGAAGGGAATATGATTGATAAAATACATCTTCACAATCATACTGCCATTATTGTACCAGCAGTATGCGTGATCGATACGATAAGACATAGGAAATTCCCATATCTTATATTTATTTTTAATAGGCGTGGTCGGATTCGAACCGACCCTGGAGGAGTTTTAAGCTCCCTGTCTCTGCCGCTGGACTACACGCCCGTGTATGAGACTATTATAACTCAAAGAATCATAATAGTCAAGTGCTCGTTACTGGGATCGAACCAGTCTATCAGGTCTTATGAGGACCGCGCTTTCGCCAGAGAGCTAAACGAGCATTCGCTATTCGCAAATAGCAAATAGTTTTTATTCATTTAATTGTTTTCTTTTTTTATGATACCCAATTTTTTTATTTAAAGTTTTGTAAGTATCAGTTAAAGTATGACAATTTGGACATAGTACTCTTAAATTTTCCTTATATCCATTATCTCGGGAACCATTAATGTGATCAATTTCAAGATAAACAATTCCATTTATTGGATTTGGTTTTCCCCACCCACATTCTGTACATTTATAATTTGCTTCTTCAAGCAAATATTTTCTCACAAAATCACTTGGTCTACCATCTCCCTGTTTTCCAGTTATTTTTTTAGATAACCAATCAGTGATATTTTGTTTGTAGTAATCTTCTTGCTGGCATTTATTTGAACAATAAAATCCTTTTCCTTGAGATGGGAAAAAATCGAATGATTTACTGCAGTTTTTACATTGTCCTTGCATAATAGTTAGATCACTCTACACTTTTATTTATACTCTAAGTGTAGTTTAGAGTAATACGAGTGCCTGGATTCGAACCAGGTCAAAGCCGCTAATCTGGCGGAAAGAGTTTATAAGACTCCTCTGACTACCAAGTCTCACTCGCTTGAACCAGATCAATTATAGAGGATCTGGAACTCTTTGTCAAGGTGCTTCGTTGTTTAACTCAGTGTGTATTCGTATGAGTTCTTCATCGGCGGGCATCATCACTGCCGCCTGCCCATTCTCATTGACAATACCTAACTGTTCTCCATTTTCGACTCGTTCCATAAGTTCGTCGAATCTTTCTTGAAACTCTTCTACTGTAAAAACTTCCATTTTTCAAAGGGGATCGGTGTAAGCAAGACAATCATCACTTACCTGAGTGCGAACTACTTCCAGCACATTCATAAACTGGTCAACACTCTCACATTCTACCATTCGTTCTGAACCTTCGCTAGAATACAGGTAAAATTTACGCGCAAGAGTATCGACAACGCAACGACTCAGGAACTCTTCGGTTTGCATTCGGTCTTTGATTGATTACCTAGGTACTATAGGGCATCTGGGGCGGGTTGTCAAGCACTATGATCTGTTACATAATACCAAGTAACTGCGACTCTCTTTTTTCCACTCAAAACTTTTTGACCAGAATGCGGAAAACACCAATTTGATGGAAAAAATAATCCATATCCTGTCGGTGGTTTGAAAGTCTTATGTGGAAATTCAGTTCCTCCACCTTCAAAATCATCATTCAAATAAACAACAACAGATATTTGGCGGTGATATTCTTTTGAGTTTGGATCATTTGAAATATCGTGATGAAATTTATATTCTTGATTTGGGTGATATTCCAAAACTTGAATTGCTTCTCTATTTGAAGTAGTTTCATATCCACCAGGAACTGGATAATATTCAAATATTGAATTAATTTTAGTTATTTCCTCTTTATATGTTAAAAGAGATTCATTGATTCTTTGATGAAGAATTTGAGTTGCTTTATGGTTTTCGTCCATTGTTGCACCTAAACTCGATCTAATGGAAGTATCAATTCTTGATTTTCCGGCAGAATCAAATACTGTAGTTTTCTGAAAATATAAAGAATCAAGGTATTCGTTTATTATTTTTGATTCTTCTTCATTAATGACTTTAATGGTTTTGATCAAATCATTCATAAAAAATTTGTAAAATATCTGAATATAAAAATGCTAATGAATTGGAACTGATCTCAGAAATAAATTCTCCGTTTACAGAAATACTATTATTTGTAGTATCAAAAAAATAAAGAGATATTTTTACTGATTATTATCTATGATATTTATTTATTAGAAGGTATTTAAATATTTTCTGCAATCACATCTGTTACGATTGGGTCAGTTTCCAAAGACTCATTTTTATGCTCCCATGCATCAATCAAAGGTTGAATATATGAAATATCTTCAAATTTTTCGTTATTTCTTTCTTGGCGATTGATAAATTCAATTTCTCCCCAAGTTTCATACCATTGAATAGCATCAACTTCTTGATCAAACGTTGAGTTATCAATATTTAAGAATTTTCCACCAATTCCCACAACCTTATCATCTTTTATATAAGTAAATCTCATTGTTCTTCTCCTGGTAATAACGTATTAATTGGTTGATTAAGCGGTGTAACTTGTGTTGGAACAATGCCTTGTTGAAGTGCTTGAACGTACAGTTGTTGATTTTCTTGATTTGCCTTTATGGTTTCATTTCTGAAAGATTCAATAGCAGCACCGGTTTGCCTTTGTTGTTGTGAGTTTTCGATTGTAAGCATTGGCAACCAAGTAATTGCACATCCCCATTCATCAACTGGTTCTCCAGTATTTGGATTCATCCCCCGAATTTGAGTAAACCAAGAACACTGAAGTCCTATACAATCTTTTTTAATCAGGGGACAATATTTTCCTTGTTCAAGTTTCATTAATTTTTACTGCAAAGTATGATATCTATGTATTGGACTGCAAAGTCCATTGCTGTTCCAGTGAATCCGTGATCGTGAGATCCACCACCTCCTGAAGCATTAGTAGTAAAGGTGTGACTGTGAGCACCCGCACCACCTGTTGTCAAAGAGTAAAAGGGTTCTGAGATTGTACCATTACCAGGGCCAAGAGTTTCTCCCCCTCCACCATAACTATGAGCGTGATCTCCTACTCCATCAGTAGTTCCACTGTGAGTATGACTCGGTATCTGAGCAGTAGTCAAAGTGGTAGATCCAACAGTTCCTGAAGGAGTTCTGGAGGCAAATACTGTTGTAAATGCAGTAGAACCACCAGATCCACCACCAGTTCCACTTACAACTCTAAGTGCTTTATTGTTATGAGTAGTTACTTGTGTCCATCCTGTAGGTGCTGATGCTTGATAGAATAATAAAGTTGTTCCAGTAACAAAAGTTTCTGGTGAAGTTCCTGGTGGACCAGGAGGACCAGCTGGTCCTGTGGGTCCAGTAGGTCCAGTAGGTCCAGTAGGTCCAGTAGGTCCAGGAGGACCAGTAACACTAGGACCAGGAGGTCCTGTGGGTCCAGTAGGTCCAGTAGGTCCAGTGGGTCCAGTAGGTCCTACTTGCTGAACAAATGTTACATTTGCAGTTCCACTTGGTCCTGCAGTTGCTGTAACTCCTGGACCAATAAAATTGATCGTTTTAGTTCCTAAAGTTGAACCTACTATTGTACCTTCTTCTTGTACCGTAACACCATCAATAGCAAAAGATGAAATATTTGATGATGTTACAACTTCAGACCAAGCAGTAGTTCCATTTCCATTTGTGGATCTATAATAAAGATTTTGTGAGTAAAATGGCGCTGCTAATTGTAGGGCATAATAATTTGCTTCATTAGAATGTGTGGAAGTAATTAAATGATACCAAGTATTAGTCGTTGTTGGCCAACCCTCTGCGGTTGTTGCATCATCTGTTTGCCAGAATCCCGAATTAAGTCGAGTAGTTATATCATCTCTATCAGAAGAACTTTGAGCAGTATTTAAGTAGGTTGCAGTAGTTGCAGAAGTTGCATTACCAGTAATAGTACCAACAAATGTATTTGCGTAGACATTATTCCACTTATTAGAAGTACCACCTAAATTTAATGTTCCATCAGTAGAAGGTAGTACACTAGAATTAATTCTAGAAGTAAAAGTAACTGTATCTGTACTAGCATTACCTAAAAATACATTACCATTAACAGTAAGATTGTTTCCAACAGTAAGATTATTTGAGGTACTTACGTCAGTTGCTTCAAGATAAATGTCATCATCAGCATCATTTTGAATACCTATATGCAATCTTGTGTTTTCTCCAGATTCCACATAATACCGAATAAATGCCACATCACCCGAACCACCTCCAGGATCGGGTTGCCAATAAATTCCTTTATCTGTACCAGAACCAAAAGAAGGTCTAAAGAATCCATTAACAGTAGCAATACCAGTAACTAATAAGTTACCAGTTTGAAGATCTGTGGTAGTAATATTATTTAAACCATCAAAAGTCTTTGCATAAACTGTATCCCAACGATTAGAAGAACCGCCAAGATTTAAAGTTCCATTTGCACCTGGTATTATTGCGGTAGAATTTACGGTTCCAATTTTAGTGTTAGCAATGTAAAAATCATGAGTAACATTTGAATGATATTGAATGTCACCAACATTGCCAACACCAAATCCATATTTTTCATTATTATCGTTATAAAGATAAATTTTTAGTTTATCTCTTGTTGTTCCATTAGAAAAAGTATTTCCAAGATTAATATTATATGGTGTTGCTGTTTGACCAGAAGAATCGGTTCCTAGATTTATATTTCCGCCAATACTCAGTAAATTAGTACTTGGATTATAAGAAATTCCAGCATCAGTATATAAACTTTCATATGCAGCAGGACTATTATCAGAATCTACAAATGTTGGATAAAATGTATTATCCGTAGAGGTTCTGATTGTTTTTATGTTGTCGGCATTTGTAGCGGTTCCAGAAAATGCTCCATTAAAAGTATTTGCCCAAACATTATCCCACCTATTATCAGAACTACCTAAGTTTCTGGTTCCAGTAGGAATAACATTTGTATTGATTGATCCATTAACGGATATGGTATCAGTGCTAGCATCACCTAAAGTTACATTACTCTTAAATGTTACATTAGAATCAAATGTAGCAATTCCAGTGACACTTAATTGATCATCGATTATTGTAAGTCCACCAGCAGAGTCAATTGTTAAATTTCCTGTTGTGGTATCAATTTCATTGTCGCCCGTAATACCGATTTGAATATTATCAATATAAGCACCACCATTAGCATCAATATAACTTGTAAAGGTGCTAATACCAGAAACAAATAACTGAGATATGCTAGTAACACCTAATGTAGCAATACCAGTAACAAGTAAATCTCTTGTAGATACAATTCCAGTAAAAAACCCATTTCTAGCAAAAATTTCATCTTGATAGATATCTTGACTTAAATATAAATTTCCACCAACATATAAATCCCCACCTGTTGTTGTAATACCACCTGCGGAGGCAAGAGTTGTAACTCCGACAATAGATACTGAACCTCCAACATTGAGATTTTTTTCAATTCCTACACCACCTTCAGTGATAATTGACCCAGTATTCTTACTTGTAGATTCGGTTGCATCATTAATATAAACTGCATCATTAATCTGAGTAGTTCCTCCAGAGGAATCTAAAATGAGATTACCAGTATTCGTACTAACGGTATTTGTATCAATTTTAATATTATCAAATGTTCCGACACCAGTAACATTTAAATTGTTAATGATAACTTGAGTATCAAATGTAGAAATTCCAGATACTTTGAGTCGATTTAATGTTGTAGATTGATAAACTTCAAGATTTTGAGTTGTAGTAAGTCCAGTTACACCTAAATCACTATTAATATTAACTTTTTGTAAGAATGTTGAAATACCAGTTACATAAAGTTGAGATACATCAATTGCACCATTAAACTTGGATGCGGTTACGATTCCTGTAAAGAATGCACTTGTTCCTGTTACAAATCCAATAGTAGTAACACCAGTAACTACAAGATTGCGAGTTGTTGAAGTTCCAGATACTGCAAGAGTTGAAGTTGTCGTAACACCAGTTACATTGAGATTATCAATAGTTGTGCCACCCTTAAAGGATGATATTCCTAAAACATCAAGTAAAACTTTTGGTTGAGTACTACCAATACCAACTCTACTATTAACCTCATCAAAAACAAAATTAGGAGCACCATCTACTAATCCCACATTATTATGAAACTGTATGTTCTGATAGGTTCCTCCAGCACCAGATCTAATTGAACTTTGATTGATCCAAGTTAATCCACCAAAATTATTTTTTACTAAAACTTCATTAGTATTTCCAGGTTGATTATTATAATCATAAATTGTGCCAGTAAGTCTTAAATTACCTCTAACATCAAGTTTTTGTGTTGGATTTGTGGTTCCAATACCGACAGAACCAATATCAGTCGTAGTAATTACGGTTCCACCAGCACCTACAATAATCCTATCACCAGCAGATAAAAGACCTATAGAGGAGTCAAACTTTAATTTTGATGATGTTGAAAATTCATTCGCAGTGTTAAATATTATTTCTTGATTATTTCCTGGAGCAAACACTCTAATTGTAGAAAGATTGCTAGATGCTACTGAAACCGATGCTGTTATTGCCGCACCAACAAAATTAAGTTGAGTTATACTACTTAATGTTCCTACAAGAACTCCATCATCAAAAACACTAATTGAACCAGGTATAATTCCACCTTGACTAGGAATCCAATATCTTTCTCCAGAATTACTTCCTTGAACAGAAACAATAATGTATTGTTGCCCTGGAGGAACAGATTTAGCACCAATTGAAGAAGGTCCTACTAGTGGATCTCCAAGATTCGGTTCTGCATTTTCAATAGATAAGTACCTATATCTATCTGATTGTAACTTGGACTGTGATGTTACTCTAGTGCGTCCAGAAAGATACTTTGGCATAATTAAGTCGTGCTATTTTCTAGAATACTGCAAATAAATTCCATTTGGAGTGGTCCTACTAAACCTCCACTTACATATGTATGGGCAATTCCAGTGACTGTTCCCGAATTAGTTACGAAGGTTTTGGAGGTTCCAACAGGATCAACAATTGAAGTAACTGTAAAAGATTGTTGAGGTGATGGAAAAATTGTAGTAGTAATTCCATAATTTCCTGCCGCACAAGTGAACGCAAGACCACTCATTGTCACTTCATCGCCAACATTAAAGTTATGGGCACTGAAAGTGGTAACTGTTGTGACTCCAGTAGTATTATCATATAAACAGTTAGTTACTGAAACAATTCCTGATTGAGTTCCTTCAATGACAATAGAATCTGTAATAATAGCAGTTCTTTCTAACACCAATCTACCGTCAATAATTACAAGAGAATCATTTGGTGGAATTTCAGCACCTTTTATGATTCTATTGTTTCTTGTATTACCAAAAGTTCTCTGGGAAGTACTCTTTCTTCGATGTGTAAAAGTAAATTCTGGATAAGTTTCTCCAATTCCAACATTAGATACTTGAGCGTAAAGAACAATAGCAGACACTCCAGTAGGTGCTGTGTATACAGTCTGCTCCCCTGGAGCAACGGGAACTGCGATTGTTAAAAATTTATTAAGTGGTGCGACTGCCATATTTTACCTCAACGCAAGTATGAGTGGTGTAACTTCTGCCTGTATTGCTTTACTGAAATCTCTACCTCTAATTGTAGAGGTAGGTTGGTTAATTTGAAATCCTTCGCCAATGTCAAAATTACCTTTTTGATCTGTACTTGTAAATGGAATTTGTGCTCCATCTAAAGCAACAATTTCATTTGCTTTAATTGGAACACCCCCAGTAAAGGGTGTTGCAGTATTTATGTCAGTGCCCGTACCAATATATTCGAATGAGTGCGAACTTGTTAAAATTCTACTTATTCTTCTAAATGAAACTTGTTCTCCACCAAACAATTGATAAGGAATAAATTCGGTGAATGTAACAGTTGTAATTCCTGCGGAGGTTTCTGTTGCAGAATCAACTGCATAATAAATTGGTCGTGTAATTACTTCTGCAGTTGCAGTTCCACCATCAATAACAACCTCCAAATTTTGCGATGCAAGATAATTTCTACCACTATTTACAACATCAATTGCAGTAATTGCACCACTGACTTCATCAATGGTTGGACTTAACTCTGCAATAATACCTTGTGGACCTTTTGGTTGTTGGGAGTCATCTGCAGTATCACGGATAAAAACATTTGGTGGAGAAGCAGCACTATATCCACTTCCCCCATCAATGATTACTATTTCTTGAATATCGACCATGGGTTCAGTAATTACACCAGATCCAACAGCGTCTGGATAATTACTTAGGTTTATTTTAAAGAATAATGTTTGACCGTCATAAGGTCTCCTATTATTTCCAATGCCTGTAAATGTAACAGTATCACTACCAGCATCAACACCTGTTTGTCCTCTTGTTGGAGGATATGTCCCTACTGTTCCTGTAAATTCCGTAGATCCAATTCCAACTGCTTTTAAACCAATATTACCAAATGAAGAGTTGGAGTTTGTTAAGTCGCAAGATCCACCAGTATCACAGTAAATTGCGATATCACAATTAATAGTGAAGATAGAAACTAACTGAGCATAACCATTATTTGTAATTGAAACACCAATACCATTTTCATTGTACTGAGTGAATGAATCACACACCATACACTTCAAATCATTACCTCGGTTAGCAGCAGTAGCATGATCCCCATTGATTTTCATTCCAATACTGCCCGTCATAAAGTTGGTACAGTTTCTGATATATGGACTTCTCCACCTACCTGTTGGTCCTTCAGTTGCTGGTCCTGGAGCAATGTATCCAGAGACCGCATAATCTGACGGATTGATTGGAGGGAATGCTACAGCACCACAACCAGTATGTGCAATAGAAACACTCGATCCAGCAAAGTTTATATTTTCAATCAGACATCCTCTTCTGACGTGGAAAACATCTTTAGTAGCATTAAGTGGTCTAATAGTGACAAGTCTTATATCCTGCCCTGTTACTGTAACATCAGTGCGAAGACCAATTGGATTATTTTCAGGATAAACACCAGGTCTAATTACAATTGTATCTCCAGGTTCTGCTACTGCTGCAGCACCTCCTACAGTTGCCTTTGCATCACCTTCAAGTAAACCAGTGTTTAAGTCATTACCATCTTTTGTAACCCAAATTGTATTTTGAGTCTCAACTCCAGATGGTCTCCAGGATACACCAGTTCCCACAGAAGCAAGTCTATAATCAAATTTTCCAGTTGCAGTGCTATTGTTTATATCAATTAGAGATGAATTGAGTTCAACTGTATTGTTAAAAACTGAAGTACCATCAACATTCAATGTTGTGTCTAAATCAGTTGCACCTTTTACATTTAAAGTTGTTTGAAGTGTTGTAGCACCGTCAACATTTAAAGTAGAATCTAAATCAGTTGCACCTTTTACATTTAAAGTTGTTTGAAGTGTTGTAGCACCATCAACATTTAAAGTAGAATCTAAATCAGTTGCACCTTTTACATTTAAAGTTGTTTGAAGTACTGATGCACCATCTACATTGAGAGTTGAATCAAAATCAACTGCTCCAGTAGCATGGAGAGTACCGTTAATATCTAAAGTTGATGTTGGATTATTATTTTGAATACCAACATTTGTCATTCTGTAAATATTTCCACCTGCAGTAAATCCCCAAAAATCAAAAGATTGTATATCAGCAATGAAGTTTGGATTACTTGGATTTGGTATTGGAATAATTGTATCAGTACCTACTCCAAGACTATTGAGTTGCTTAAAATTAAGTGCAGTAAATGACTGAGCAATACCTGTTGTTGGTATATAAACTCCCTCATCCTGTATAAAAATTCCCTCAGTAAAACTTGGTTCAAAGGCAGTCCAACGAATACCTTCTTCATCCATACTCAAATAATAACCATTTGCACCAGGAGAATTTACTGAATCATAAATAAATTCATCGATTTTAACGCTTCCTATTACGTCAAGTTTTTGTTCTGGTTGCGTACTTCCAATTCCAACCTTTTCACTAACTATTGTTGTTCCTCTAACATCTAATGTTTGTTGAGGGTTTGTTGTGGCAATACCTACACGAGTTGTTAAACTGCTAGCAGTTAAAGTAGTTCCTCCACAACCAACATCCAGTTGTTGCCTTGCAGTAACTATTCCAGCAACATTTAAGTTATCATCAATATAAACACCATCATAAAAATCAGCAAATCCAAAAAAAGTTGAAACTCCAAGTACAACTAAATTTCCAAATACTGCGTTTGGACTTTTGATAAAATTATAATTTAACTCACCATGAATAGTAACATCCTTATAAAAAATGACATCATTATTAAAATGAGATTCTAATCCATAAAATTTACTATTTTCGGATGGAGTTTTATATAATGAAGACGTAGATTTTTCTAGACTTTCTTCAATAGTCTGAAGTAATTCTTTTTCATTATTTTTTTTACAAGTCCCAATACCTTCTGACATATTAAATTACCGCGTCAATTACAGTATCTATAACATTACCAACAATTCCACTAACTGCACTATTAATAAAATCAAGTCCAACAAAACTACCCTCAAAAACTCTACTTGTAAAATCCATATTTAATAAGGATGGAATATTTCCACTAGTTCCTTTTAAATCAACTCTTTGACCTTTGACTACAACACGACCATCACCACCCATCATTGAAATATTTCTTCCTGCCTTAAAGTGAATATCTTCCTCTGCTTCAATCATAATATTCGTAGCATACAAACGAATCATTCCATTTGCTGAAATAGAAACATTTCCATTGTTTCCAATAATAACTACATCCTCTCTTCCTTCCTCGTGATTTGCTCCACCAGAAATTTGTATTGTGCGGTCATTATAAAGACCTAGAAGACCACCACTACTTAAACTAATTGAAGACTGATTATCACCACTGTCCGTTACACCATATATTTTATAGACATCAGTTCCAGTCAAACCCATTTGAGGATTTGCAGTATCAATCCTGAAGTTTGGATTGAAACTGATTAACTGCCTTTTGTAAATATTTTTGTTTCTTTCTGCCATTTTATGTTGGGCAATCTATGGATACTTGAACTTTTTGTGAGAAGAGATTTGCTGAATTTGCATCTGGAGAAGCAGGTATATTTCCAGACTCTTTAAGAGCACCTATAACAGGACGCAATATTGCACCAAATCCATTATCAGATTCTATGGTGAGACTGGGGAGACTATCAACAATATTATTTAGAGGTGTGACCTGATAGATACTTCCATCAACAATCTGATAATCATATTCATTTCCAAGATCATCAGTTACAACAGTTGTTAAGTCATCATATCCACTTCCACCTTCTTCGACTAATACTTTTAGAACTGAGAATTCTGCAATGTTTCCGATAGAATAATTTTCACCTTCAGATACCATATAAATGGATTCAACTTCTCCATCAGAATTAATAAGTGCTCTTGCAACCGCACCATATCCTTGATCATTATCATCTACAATTTCTATAAATGGTGGAAATTTATATCCAGATCCTGGATTTGTTAATTGTACCCCAATCACACTTGCTGTTGTATTTCCATCTGGATTTGTAACAATATTTCCAAAAATTGGGATTGCAGTTGCACCCGATCCTCTTCCACCAAAAATATTTACTACTGGTGGACTTGCAAATTGCAAAGCCCCAGTAAAACATTCCGTTACTGATTCAACGCCAGAGTTAATAGTGTTTGTGATATCACGAATATTGGCATAATTGCTGACTAGTGAAGTTGCCAGTGTTGATACCGATCCAGATGGTCCTCCTCCAACAGTCCATTCATTTACAAGACCCTTATAATTATCCAAACTTTGATTACAAGCAAAACCTACACCAAATTCAGAAAGTATTCCGATTGCTTCACGTAGTAAGTTGCCAACATTAAAATCAGAAAAGAATTGTAAAATATTTGCAACTGCACCTAAAGGTCCTTCGAATGATGTTTCTAGTACTCCAATTATTGAATTCATGAGAGTACCTGCAAATTGATCTGCTGCACAACTTACAAAACGCTCCACATTCCCAATAGTTGAATCTAAAATATCATAAACTAATTTTTTCATAGTTTCAATTGCTTCACCTGCAATACACGCAAATTCTTCTTCAAGTGCCTTTACAGGTATAACCATTGCTTCTTGGGCAGCAACTCCTGCCAAATGTGCTATGACTGGATTTCCAGTTGCTGCCAAAAATTTAGCGTAAACTAATTTATAAAGAAGATTTAATCCATTTTTTAACAAATCAATTAATTTCTCAATTAAAAAACTAAATACACCACCAATTAAATCATTACACAAGGTAACAATTTTGTCCGCTGCTTGGCGAATTACTTGATTTATTTTTTCAACACTTCCCTGAAGATTTTTTATTTTACGAATAAGATTTTTTACTATAGATTGAATCTTATCAATCCTTGTATTTTTGATAGTATTTGCTAAAGGGACTTTATTTCCAATTGCAAAGTTTTCTGAAAAAACTTGATATCCTACTTTTTGAGATATTGCTTCTGCTTGTTGTTGAGTAACACTAGGAGGAGATGGATTTGAATCTACTCTAACTTCATTCGTTTGATTTTGAGATACTTTTGTAGGTTGAATTTTTTCAGAGTACCCAGTAAAAGGAACAAAAGGAGATTGATAAGTCGTTGAAGGAACAGAAAAAGTTCTTCCAAATGTTGCTAGAATAACTGGGATTTGAGCGTTATCACCATCTAAAAAGAATCCAAGAACTGTGTCGCCTGGTTGTAACTGCACACCAGTCATCACATTTGCTGCTCCACTTCCTGCTGTGGTTGGAATCAAACACTGTGCCCAAGGAAGATCCTCATTTGGAAGTTCTTCTTCACTATAGGGATGATATCCAATAATCCTTACCTTAAATCTATTACCCCATCCTTTACCATCTACTTGACCTCCCATATCAGAGATGGGTGGAATCTGTCCAATCCACCATCTAAAACCATCTCTGCCGATAAAATTACTTTTAAGAAGTGACTCGTCTATCATTTATTTTTACTTTTTAACTCCGAAAGTATCTCTTATCAGTTTCATAGATGTATATGAATTATTTACATCAAAATGATGACACAGTTCCTTAATCATATATAGTCCACTAGTTTCGGTGTCATATTCTTTTGCATCAGATTGAGTGATTTTTGGAAATTGGCACTCAATCACATCACCTGCTCTTAAGTTCGTATTTGATGGTACGACAACATTTAAAGTTTGAGTGAACAGAATATTATATCTCATTAAGGACTGTGATTGATACAATGATTGATCAGAATTAATAGCAGTTGAAACACCAGGATTTATTGTACCAACATCATAAACTGCAGTTATGATTCTTGTTGGCACATCACCTAATGTTAAATCAGATCCTTCAGATAAGGGTGGTAGTTTAATTTGACTGCCAAGATTATTAGTTTTTCCAGCATAATCTTCAAGTTTAAACTTTCCTTCTTCTGGATTAGAAAAAGAAAAATCTAATGGATTAAAAAACATCCTATGACTTGCATAAGTGCCAAGTTTTAATTTTTCAAGTAAATTTTGATTTTTTTCAACATGATAATTCAAAATTTTAAAATCATTGTTTACTTTCAACTCCTTATCATCATACGAATCTTGAGATTGTGTATAAGTATATGTTGCCTTTGGACTTTGTTCCAGCAAATCATCGATAGATCTAAATTGAAATCCGTCTTGAGTTTGATAGAATAAAAATCCTGCAGTTCCACTTCCAGATTTTTCTGGAACTGCCTTTGATGCTAACCAAATTAGAAGAGTAAAAGGTTTTCTTAAATTTCCAATAAATCCATACTTATTTGAAGACTTATCTATCTTTCCTACTTTATTTGTCTTTAAATAATCTTTTAAAATATTTTCTACAGAATCACTAATTTTATTTTCAACTTTAAATTTTTTACCTACTCTTACAGTTTCATTTGTGATTGCTTCTCTTGAAACCAAATGAAGTGTAAAAGTTTCCCTATTTGTTTCTGCAATTACATCAGTAATACTAGAGACATAAAAGTAATCTTCTACTCTTTTGGAAAAATTTAATCCTGGATTTGTTGCAGAATTTCCTGCAATTTTTAATGAAAGTCTTTCTCCACCTCTAAGAGGCAATCCATTATATATTGACTGTTTATCTCCATCTTGATTGCTTTCTGGAGCAATAACATTTCCATTGTCAACTATTTTGATTTTTGCAGTAATTGTGGGGGAAAATATATCTTCATAATATTCGAAAAGAATTGCACCACCTATGAGACCAATAGACCTAGATCTATCATTTGATTCTAAAGTTAACTCATCGTATAAGGACTTTTTAATTGACATTATAGGTATGCTAAGTCGAGTAGAAGTTTATTCTTAATAAAATTATTTAACAGTTTAAATTCACTTATTGTTGGTGTGACAGATGGTTGCTGTTGAGATGGGTAAGATGTCTGAGGTGCTTGTGGTTGAGTAGCATCAATGAAAAGCATTTGAGATCCTTTTCTCTCAGGTGTAATTGTAGAAGGTTGTGATGATTTTGGTTGTGCTGAGATTTGTGCAGGTGTTTCTTTACTTGCTTGAGTATTAAATGGTGCAAATTTGCTATATTTTGTAAGTGCATCAAATCTTCCGGATAATTGATACTTATCCCATCCAGTTCCTGCTTCCCAATGAAGATGAGGTCCTGTTGTTCTTCCAGTCATACCAACTTTTCCTATTACTTCACCTTTCTTGACTGGACCTCCACGCTTATATCCAGATTGCATGTGCCCATATAAATGATAAATTCCAAGATTATCTTTCATTACTAAAAAGTTACCCCAACCAGATTGGTAATCAGAATCAACAATAACACCATCAGAAATTGCTTTCAATGGAGTTCCCATTGCAACTTGCAAATCTACTCCACCATGATTTCTTCCAGCACCAAGACGATCACCAACTTTTGGATTTACAGGAATAGATGGTGTGGGTGGTGGTGATGCCTGAGGTTTTGGTGATGATATTATTGTATTAGATGGTTGATTGTTTTTTTCTTTAGTAGGTGATCTAAATGATTTAATAAAAGCATTATGGGTTCTTCTTCTTTGGCCATAAACTGCTTTATCTGGGTTTTCCCACTGTATCATCCAATTATCTGCTGCTTCTTCTGGACTGCTAAATTGTTTTTTTAGATATAATGGGGTATTCTCATCATTTTTTATAGCATAATCTATTTGTGCTTTCCAATTATTTCTCCAATCAGGGACTGCTTGTAAAAATCTTCTTTTTCTTGATGGGTATGTATATTGAAATAATCCAATACCTGCAGATCCATTACCACTTTCATCTGCTCCAATTCTAAAACTACTTTCACCTTGAATATTTGCCAAAATTCCCAAAGCATGTATATGTGAAATTCCCATTTGCCTTAAATGAGAGTAAGCTGCTTGAGGATTAAGAACCCCTGATGATGTTGTTTCTGGTCCAGTAAAAGGAGTGATAGGAGATGTACCTCTTTCCTGAGGAATTGGAGGGAACATTGTATCTGGTTGCTTTTCATCGAGTGCTGGTGCCTGCTCACCAGTTTCTAGTGATTCTGTCAGTGGTGTTGTAAAAAGTTTAAAGGTATCGGTAATATTAGTTCCTAAATCCTTAATAGAAAGATTTAATTCTTCAAAGGACCTTGCAACAGTTCCTTCTCCAGCAAATTCATCAAAATCTAAACGAACAATTGCATCTAATGAATATCCCAAAGTCTGACCAAAAGATTTAATTATAACTTGCATACTATTCACCATACCATACATGGATCTTCCAAAAGAATAAATTCTAGATATAAATTCTTGACCCATAAAAATCCACCTTGGTAGATTTTCTACAATCCAACCAGCAGTAATAAAACCTAAAAATCCCAACAATCTTCCCAAAGGTCCCTTTTCACTTCTAGATAAAAATGAAAGTCCTGCTTGTGGAGATGTTGATACTCTTGTAGATTCAATTCTATCCTCAAGTTCTTGCCTTTTAGATGCTTCTTCTCTTCTAGAACTTAAAATATCAGATCTTGCAAATAACTCTCTCTTAACTCTAGTATTTGTAGCAACGATTCTTGAAATATTATCTACAGATTCATTTACTGATGATGTACTTTTCTTAGTGTCAGATAAAGTCTTAGAAATATTTTGAATATTAATAGATGAATTTCTAAGAGATTCTAGTAATGCCATATCACATCACCACATTATAATTTAACTGAGAATATAAGACATAAAAATTATCAGGATTTGCAGAATTGATTAAAGGAACATCTGTCAGTGCCCCATTAGTTAAAGGAGGATTGGGTTGTTGTTGAGCACTTGATGTCTTAATCATTGTCAAAGATGGTTTTGGTTCTGGTAACTGACCAACTTGCTGAGGTTCTTTAGGTGGCATTGTCACTTGTGCAGAAGTTATTTTTGCCTCCTCAGTTTTTGATGGTTGATTCATACTAGCAGAATCTTTCAATTTCATTTCATTCCAATCATAACCCTTTGTCTGTGCCCAAGTTTTTGCTTGTTGTTGTTGATCTGGTGTCATTTTGTTCCAAGATTCTTCAATTCTCCCTCGTGCCATTGGATTATTGCGATATTGCCATGCCTGCTCAAATTTCTTTTCCATATCTTGAGATGGAGCAGGAGTTGATGGTTGTTCACCCATCATGGGAGTTTGTGGTTGAGCAGGAGGAGGAGGTGCTGGTGGTGTTGGTGAAGGTGTTGGTTTTGTGGAAGCAACAGGTGATTTTTTTAATTGTTCTTTTCTTTTTGCATCTTCAAATTCTTTTTTCTTCTCCTGTAATAATTTTGGATCTGCTCCAGTAAGATTTGAACCAAATAATTCTGCAATTTGATCTAATGTATAAGTTGCACCCGCAACTGCCCTAATTCCTCTAAATATTCCACCACCAGGAACAAAAGTTAAAGCTGATAATATAGCATCAACTTTTTCCCCGTTCATCCAGTTCATCCATCCAGTTAGACCATTAATTAAACCACCAATTAATCCTGGACCTCCCCCTCTAGGTTTTGGTCCTCCGCTTGGTGGAGCACCACCAGGTTTTGGTCCTTTAGGTAACAACGCTGCAGCAAGTGCAAGAGGTTTTGCGATTAATAATTTTGTCAATCCTGAAGCAATACCTGCAATCGTTCTTGTAATTAATGAAAATCCTACTTTAACAGCAATTAATCCACCAACTGCTATTCCAACATTTTTAAGAATGTTAAATCTAATTTCATTAAAAAGTTTTGTATTTCCTTCTTCAGATGCCTTTATTGCATCTACTGTTTGTTTAGTTAACCAACCACCAAATAAAATTCCAAGGGCTGCTCCTATTCTACCAAAAATATCATTTACTTGTGGAACTAATTTTTGTACAGGTTCAGCAACTGCATTTTGAATTTTTTGTTCTATTTCATTCTCTTTTCCAATTCTAATTTGTCTTTCTGCTAATAATCTTTCCTTTTCTTGATCTACTCTAACTTTATTCCGATCTTCTGTTGCATCTTGTTGGAGAAGAAGAGCAATACCAGAAAGACCAGTTCCTAATTTTACAATATCGGTTCTTATCGCTTGGAGAGTCGAATTGAATCCTAAGAGGGCTTGCTCCTGTCCTCTGGATAATTCTGCATTTTGTGCATCAGATTGTGCTCTTCTGTTCTCAATATTTTGAAAAACTGATGCATCAATAGTAGATTTTTTTAAAAGAGCAGTTCGAACTTCTTGAGACAAAGGAGATCCCGTAACTGGATCAACACCAGATCTACCAACTTTTTCGGGATCTAACTCAGCCATTTGATTGGTCTTCTATTATTCTTATTTATTACTATATAAATAAAATTGCCTGAAGTTGACTGCAATCTCTACGGGTCGGAGAGGAGAAATCCTCTCCTTTGTAATATAAATACAAATGCAGTCAACTAAAGAGTAAATTTATGGTAAATCCTAACAGATTTTATACCTATGTCCCGGAGAAGGTTGGGATCTTGGGTTTAAAAAATCTAAAAAATCAACGTTGATTTTTTAGATTTTCCTCTTCAATATATTGTTTTAGAAGAGCAATATAAATTTCTCTTTCCCATGGAATCATTTCATTAATTTCAGTAAGAGACCAACCGTGATGCTGAATCAAAGAAAAGTTTGTCTTATAAAATGATTCAAGATTCTCATGTGAAAGAACTAGGCGAAAAAACTTGATAGTCCTTCCAGCAATACTTCACTTTCTACACCGGTATTAGGATTTTTAATTTTTAGAGTATGAGAAAGTTTAGGCATTGTTGAAAAGAAACTTTCAAGATGCTTAAATTGTTTTGAACTCAATTGTTCAATAAACTCAGACAATTCTTTTTGAGTACAATCTGATGCAGACCAAGACTCTTCTTCATTATATACTTGTTCCATGCAAGAAATAATAAGATTGAATGTGTCATCAACACTCATAGTAAACTCATTTCCAAAGTTAGATTTAATAAACTCATTCATTGATGGATATTTCATTCTCAAAGATAAATTATCATCAAGTTTAATATCCCTTGAATGATTTTCATCAACACTAATTTGAATATCGTCAAGATTAACACTTATTGGAACCTGTGTTGTTCCATCATCTGGACAGGTAATTAAAACGTCAACCGTTTCTCCAACAGATTTTCCACGAATGTTAAGAAACAAATATTCAATATCAAAAGTTGCAAGTTGTTCAACTTTAATTCCTTTAGTTAAAATGCAATTATTAATTACAGTTTTAACAGCGTTTGCAATTTGCTTAGGATCTTCACTCTCCATTGCAATGATCAGAATTTTTTCTTCTTTTACAAGAAAAGGGCGATATTTAATTTCTTTTTTAAGAGATGGAATTTCTAAAGAATACGAAGGAGTTGCAATTTTTGGAAGAACCATTTTTTTAATTCAAATCATTTAAACATATTTAGTCTTCAATTTTAATTCGCAATATAGTATCAATATTTCTTTTTCTTTGATAATTCGAAAGTCCAGGAGCATTTGAAATATAACCAGTAACCAAACACTTCCATTTTTGCTTTCCTATATTTTGCCTCTGTTCCTTTGAAAATGCATGAATACCTGTTTTATTTTCATATGCTTTATTTCCACTAATCTTTCCACCTTTACTTCTTGCTTTATATTTTTCTTCCTTACCTATTCCAAACATTCCTGCATTATTTTCATACAATAATTTTCCATATTTTTTTCCAAGATTTTGTATATGACCACTTTCAACATTTTTTTGTGCTAATTTTTTACCATTTTTCTGCCTAATTTCTGTAGATACCCCATATATACCAAGTCCTAATCTTTTTTGAGTTTCTCTACCTTTATTACCATCTTGTACAATTTGTTCTTTTGTTCTTGAATGTATTCCTAACTTATTTTCAACTAATATTTTTGCTCCCTTTTTACACATTTCTATTGAAATTATTCCTCCACAATTTTCATTCAAACAATTTGGATCATTAATTACCTGTTTAATTAATCTGTTTTCTACATTATTTGCATGTTCTCTAGAATCAAATAATTCCAATATTTGTTTTTTTGGTGTATAAAATTCCCAACACCATTTATGAGTTACTGCAGAACCCATATAATACTCTTCATACTTTTTTTCAGTATGACTACCATAGTAATAATAAGGGACTTCTTCAAAAGTAATTTTATATGTGTATATACGAGGTTGCATAACTGCTCTTAAACTGGTGGTTAATATTATTTATATTAGGAAAGGAGCATTTCTGCTCCCATTCTTCCTGAAAAGAACCACCAGTTCAGGCATTAATATTTATAATAACCATTACAAATATGATAAAATTATTTATCTGTTATTTGTCGATCCATAAAGAGATTCTGTCAAAGTTTTGTCAAAAGGAAATAGTTCTACTCCATTTGATGGAATAGATCCAGGAGATCTTGGAACTAATCTTGGTCTCGGTTGAGAAACTGGTTGTGGTTGTGGTTGAGAAGGAAGTTTATTACCATCTTCATTTCTATTAAAGTTCACACTATAAGATTTTCCAATTACATAACGATCAATTTTGAATGTTACTTGCATCTTTAATACATCAGATTGTCCATAAGAAACTGGCATGGATGCAATATTATATGGATATAATCCAATAAAAGTATATTCTATTTCTCTTTGATAGTCACGATCAAATTTAATAATTCTAGTTTTATTTGACTTATAATATTCTGGATACTGCATCCTTATGAAATAACCTCTATCAACATTACTATTAATTGGTAAATTATTTCCATTGATTGGATTTGATGATCCACTCGCAATGAATTCCATCCAATGCTCCAAGAATTTTAATGTATTGTAATTCTTGTCAACATAGAATTCAAGACTTATATCCTGATAGATTCTTTTATGAGCAAAAGTTTCAGTAATACCAATATAATTTCCAGAAATATCTACAGTTGCAAGTTGAGTTGTTGGAAGAACTGCATTATGGCACAAAAGTCCAGCATCTTCAGCAATAAATCTTGATGATACTCCCCTAGTTCTCAAATAACTTATTAATTCTCCAGGAAGTCCACCAAACTTAACCTCATAATGAGAAGTTTGTGCTAAATTTGTAAATAGTGGTTTGATATCTGATATTCTACGTGGTTTTGCCACTCTAAATACCTATTATGAGTTTCTTGTTGTAAGTATTTAGATGTCATATAAAGGAAAATATAAACCATCCTTTCCAGATAAGTATCATGGAGATGTAACTAACATTATATACAGATCTTTATGGGAGAGAAAGTTTTGTGTTTACTGTGATACAAATGAAAAAATAATTGAATGGTCATCGGAAGAAAAATGTGTCCCCTATCGTTCCCCATTAGACGGAAAGATTCACAGATACTTTCCAGACTTCCTCATCAAAGTCAAAGAGTCCGATGGTAGTATCAAAAAATATATGATTGAGATTAAACCATCCAAGCAAACTGTTCCACCTCCAAAACCAAAAAGACAAACTCAGAAGTATATTTCTGAAGTCTATGAGTACGCTAAAAACCAATCAAAATGGGAATCTGCAAGAGAATGGTGTGCTGATAATGGATATGAGTTCAAAGTAATCACCGAGCATGAATTAGGTATCAAGTAATGGCACTCACAGGATACGAAAAAAGATTAGAAGATTATACTAAAAATGAATTAGTTGAAATTGCTGAGAAATACAGCATATATTATACGACAGCAACTGGTCAAGGTCGAATTGATGGGTATCAAAGATTAAACAAAACTCAACTGATTAGTTTAATCAAAAATGACCATGACTATAAAAGTTCCAATCCAAATTCTCCCAAATTACCAGGAACTAATCGTGGAGGAAATAGATTTTCAAAATTTAAAGAATCTCTATTTGGAAATGAAACTCCTGAAGAATTAATGGATGAAATTCTAACAATTGCAAGTGATACAAAAAGAAATTTTCCAGTTCCAGGTAAGTATTACACTTACGTCTATTATGCTGCAACTCCAAAAATACGCTATGATCGCCACCCATTAATTATTGCTGGAGACATATTACCAAAAGGATTCCGCGCTTTTAATTATCATTGGGGAAAAATAAGACAATATAATACTGTAGATGGTGATAGATTAGTAAGTGGTTTGTATGAATTGACACCACAAGAATATAATACTTTAAAATCAGTTCCTTATGGAAAAATTGTAAGAAATTGACAATAAATAGTTAAAAAAGTAAATGGCAGGAACATTAAGATATCCTCTTAGTAATATTGGGCCACAAGATGATTATTTTAAAATTCAAGTCCTAAAATATGAATATCCTAGTTTAAATTTAACTGGAGGATTTGCTTTAAGAACAACAGAAGAAGCATTAAGACAAACTGGAAGCATTAAAACCTCATTGGCAACTATTATTCTACCAATGCCAGCAACAATTCAAGATAACAATGCTGCTGAATGGCAATCTGGAACTTTGAATCCAATTACTGCTGGACTTGCTGCCGGAGCAAATGCTGCCGTTTTAAGCAATAATGTCGCAGCATCACTCGGACAATCTATTACTAAGTTACTTCAAAATATAGGATCTGTTACTGAAACTGGAGAAGGACAATCAGCGATTGCTGCAGGAACTGCTGCGGCTGCAGTTCAAGCAGCAACAGGGCAAGGAAACATTAATCAAATTATTTCAAGAGCAACAGGACAAGTATTTAATGAAAATGTAGAATTGTTATTTAATGGCGTAACAATGCGTCCAGCATTTAATTTTACATTTGACATGGTTCCAAGGTATAAAAATGAATCAGATACAGTTAAAACCATAATTCGAACTTTGAAAAAGAACATGACTCCTCAAAAAGGAAGACCAGATGTAAATGGAAGTGGTCTTTTTGTCTCAGCACCAAATGTTTTTAAATTAGAATATATGAGTGGAGGAAAGCATCATCCATTTTTACATCGTTTTAAACCATGTGCTCTAACGCAAATGAGCGTTAATTATAATGGTTCTGCACAATATGCAACATATGCAGATGCAACTCCAGTTCATATGCAATTGACTTTACAGTTCCAAGAACTGAGTCCGATTTATGCAGAAGATTACGAAACAGAAGAAGGCAAATACGGAGTTGGATACTAATGACTTACTTCAGAGAACTTCCAAACTTAGAATATCAATCATTCTTATCAGATTCTAATTCATCGGATCAATATTTGATTGTTAAGAATCTGTTCCGTAGAGTAAAACTTCGTGATGACTTACAAAATGTCTTTACTGTTTTTGATAAGTATCAGATTCCAGATGGGTCAAGACCAGAATTAGTGTCTCAAGAACTTTATGGTAGTGTTCAATATGATTGGGTTGTAATTGTATCAGCGGGAATCACAAGACTCAGAGATCAATGGCCACTTTCTGATAAACAAGTATACGATTATGCAGAATCAATCTATGGCAATGACTTAAATGCAATTCATCATTATGAGACTAAAGAAGTTAGAGATTCAGAAGACCGATTAATTCTTCCTGCAGGTCAAATTGTTGATGCTGACTTTAACATTTATTACTATGACAATCAAACTCTGTACACAAATGATGCTACAAGACTGGGAGAAGATGTGATTCTTATTGCAGATCCTATTGTAGGAGTAAGTAACTATGAATACGAAGTGCTAAAGAATAATGAAAAAAGAAGTATCTATGTATTAAAACCGAGATACCTACAGCAAGTTATCAATGATACAAGAAAAGCGATGATTTATGATAAATCATCGCAATATGTAAATGATACATTAATTAAGACAGAAAATACTAAGGTCTCAATTCCATTTTAAGGGAGGAGATTTCCTCCCTATACACATCACTCAGCAAGTTTTGCAAAGTAACTTAGAGTATCATCTTCATCGTCTTCATCATAAGAAGAAGAACGAGTAGGAGTTAGATTCTTGAGTTCAGAACGAAGATCATCGGTAAGTTCCTTGGTAGAACCACGAGTGTATTCTTCTTCAGACTCAACTTCCTCATCAAGACGGGCAGACCCTTTAGATCCAAGCACAGAATGAAGACGTGCTTTCAGTTCTTCATAAGTCTTGAACTGATCGGGAGAAACAAACTCAGTGAGAGAATACTGCTTCTTCCACAATGCTTCCAGAGCGTCATCATCATCCAGAAGAGCACCCTGAGGAGCAAACTCACTGGAATCATAGTTACGATAACCAGCAACGTTCTTTGCCTTCAGTTTGAAATTAGCACCCTGCCAGAAGTCAAACGGATCGATTGCTTCCTCGTCCTCAAACTCAGGTTGCATTGCTTCAGTAAGTTTATCAAAGATCTTTTTACCATACTTGAAGAGAAAGACTTTACCTTCGTTCTCAGGATTGGCAGGATCTTTCACAACATAGACATTACTCACATAAGTCAGTTTGCGTTTCTGCTTACGAGCAACTTCTTTACCAGCATCAGTACCATTATTCCAGAGACCAGAGTTATGCTCACACACTGGGCATTTCTGATTTACAGTAGTCAAGCATTGGTCGATCAACCAACCACCAGGACCTTGGAATGCGTGACTATAAACCTTCACAAATGGTAGATCTTCACCATCAGGAGCAGGGAGGAAACGAATTACAGCATAACCATTGTTTGCTTTATCACACTCAAGTTTCCAGAAACGTTCGTCAGAAGAACCTGACCCACTTGTATTCATTTTTTCAACTTCTTTCACCAGTTTTGCGGTGAGAGAACCAAGTTTAGACTGTTTTTTAAGATCGGCAAATGCCATTTGGATACCTCGGATAAATTTGGATTTGTTGGATTACTCGGATAGTATAACAGGGATTTCCTCAATTGTCAATGTAATCTTTGAGGGATTGAATCGTTTTGGTCATACTACCAAATAATATACTCATATCAGTCTCTGGTGGAAATCCCATCAGGGCAACTGACTTGCGTAGGTTCTCTTTCATCTCAACCGCTTTGGGGTCGTCTGAAAGAGACAACCTAGTATACATCACTCTTTGCTTTTCTAGCAAGAGTTCAAGTTTTTCAATGTGTTCCAGTTTAGTTTCGCGGGACATCATACCAAAAGTCAAAATACTTCCGTAAATTTGCTCTTGTAACTGATTGATTTCTTTCAGTTCATCTTGAATAATATCAGAATCAAAAAAGTTACTCATTTACAATTTCCCGTAAAATTTTTTTATAAGAGAACACGTCAATATTTAGAAATGGATTGTACTTGCGAATTTTTAAACTTACGGTTTCCCACACTGGATCCAAAAGTTTTTTATCAAAAGTTTTTGAGAAACCAAATATTTTGTCGTAAATTACTAAGGTTTCTAGTGATAATTGCCCGCTTAGAAACTTTTTGAGGACTGGTGGATGTCCCTTGGAACAATTCAAGGCATCCTCTAATTTGGTCTCCAAGAAGAATTCGTTGCTTTGTTCCTTGAATAAGTAAGTCAAACTCTGTTGTCTTCGCATCCACTCTGTATAAACTTGCTCTCCGCCATTTATTAAAGAACCAATCCATAAGTTACCAGGGGTGTCTGCTGCTACAAAGTTTGATACAAGAAAATCTACGACTTCTTTATCAGAATACTTTCTCGAAGTTTTTTCGAACCAGTATTTGTCACGACGTTTGTTGAACGAAGTGATACTAGCACGGGTTTTCGCACCGTATTTAAAGAAGTCGTATTTTGGGTTTGTGAAATGATTTTTGAGTGACAAATAATGTTGATAAGTTTCAAATGGACTCATAGAATAGGCAAACGAGCGCGAGAAGTGCGTTTCATAAAATTCAAATTAATCGCATCATTTTTAAGTTTTTCTTTAAGTGGTTTGGAAATGAGTTTCGTTACCGAGTCTACTTCAAGACTATTGATTTCGCAATAGTGGCAAATAGCATCAATATAGTTAAAGTTTTCAGTTGCGACAATATGTTCAATCTCAAGAGCAAACTTGGAAGGCGTTAAAAACTTATTTTCTATAACTTGTTCTAATTCTTTATTTTGTTCCATATGATTCCAGTTTATCTCTAACAAACTCTCTAATGTATTCGGTGAGTAGTTTGATGTATTTTGTTTTGTCTCTTTCTTCATAGACGACGCATTCTCCATTTTCGCAAGCCATAATGATTACAAGTTTTTTAACTGGAATACCAGTCAGTTCGTAAAGCATACAACCATATGCCATACATTGAACAAAATAGTGTTCGATCCACTCGCGTGGTTTTGGTTTTTTAGAAGTCTTGAAGTCTATGATTGCTAATTCACCATCGAATTCTGCTATACAGTCAACAGTTCCAGCAATACCTAGTTGTTTACTATATAGAGACCCCTCAAGGGCGTGAATATTATTTATACGATTGAGAGTTGACTTAGAAATCTTGAATAAGAACTCAGAAAGTGGTTGAACTTCTGGAAGATTCTCATTCTTAAGATGATGTTCAACTAGCGTATGCATGTCAGTGCCACGACTTGTTGATTGGCGTGTAATCTTGTCTGCCTTTTCTTCCCCAATCTTTTTTCGCCAGTTAATAAATATCTGGCGATTTTTATGACTGGTTACAGAAGTAATAGAAACAAGTTTAAGCAGTTCTTCATCATCAGGAACTTTATAATAACGAATACCATCGATAGTTTCCCTTTCAAGTTTTGGAAGATTTACATCTATATGTGTAAATCTTCCTTGCTTAGTAACTTCAGGATGCAACTCATAATATTTTTCAATTAACGGATTCGACATTAAAAACCTGCTTCTAGTTTTGCAATAATATATTCCTTGACAAGTCCAGAACGAACAATATCATCAACACCAAACTCTATTATATCAATAGATGGCATTTTACGCAAGATGCTCATAAAATCAACAATTCCATTACGGTCATTAGTCTTCTGTAGGTCTGACTGAGTAGCATCACCACAAAACATAATTTTAGAGTTCTCACCAACACGAGTAATAATAGAATCTAATTCGTGGCTCGTACAGTTTTGGAACTCATCTACGATAATAATTGAATTATCAAGAGTGGTTCCTCTTAAGAATGAGGTACTCCAGAACTTAATGGTCTCCTGAGACTTAAGATTACCATAGAGCATCTCAAACTCAGCATCAGAAGGCATCTGGAACATATACTTCACCATATTCTTATAAGGAATCTGGTAGATGTCTGACTTATCCTCATAGGAACCAGGAAGGAAACCAATCTCTCTGGTTGCAACTAAAGAACGAACCAGATAGATTTTCTCATAGGGAGTTCTTTCATCTAGAACTTCACGAAGAGCATTATAAAGAGTAATGAAAGTCTTACCAGTTCCTGCACATCCATAGGCAACAAGGTGTTTTCCTTTGGCATATGCATCAAAAAGTTTTCTCTGATTGTCTGTAAGTGGGTCAATATCTAATAGATATTCACTTCCAAGTGCCTTCTTTCTTTTCATCTGACGGGTTGTAAGACCAACACCGATTGGTTGGTCATTCGTCGTTCTTTTTCTTCTTGCCATATTAGAGTTTCTTTACGGTTGATTTTGGGGCTTTGCTTGCTTTCTCTAAAACCTCATTCCATCCAGGATTTCTTGCAATTAATTTGTCCCTCCACTCACCAACCTCTCCTGGTGAAGCACATCCTTGTGACCAATCACGGGACCAAGGTTTATTATTTTCATACCAATCCATAATATCATGGACACTCATTTCAATAACTTTTTTTTCACCCGTTTCCGGATTATAAACTGGATATATTGCCATTAAACCAATCTCCATCCTTTATGTTGTTGTTGTCTTCCTCTACGCAAATCATATATGCAAGAGGGTTTTAAATTGTGTAGTTCACAAAATTCATTAATATTGTCACCATTATATATTTCCCCCTTTGGAGACATCAATTTAAACGATTTAACATGTAAGGGAGGTTTTATTCCCATATCTTTATTTCGTTTAGAAAGACGATTTTTCGCATCTTCACTCATACCTGGACCCAATACTCTACCCTTGCAGGAATTTCGTATCTTTTCTTTACTTTTTTCAGTATGTCCAGTAAAGATAGGAGGAGCATCTCCACCATTTGATTTATTGCGAAGAATTCCAGTTCCCAAATCTTTTCTACCAAAAACATTAATCATATAAATTTCATGTTTATATGCAGCATCTTCTGTAAGATTATTTTTAAGAATGAGTATTCTGTCTTTTGGTGGAGGAGAAAAGAAATCATGTTTTTGATATGCTCTTCTACCTTTACCTTTACCAATATACCATGGAGTTTTATCTTCTCGTAAATAAGCGTAAGTATAATACTCCATAAAATTACAAAATCAACACAAAAATATTTAGGGACTCAGACGTGCTTTATGCAGTCTCTTCTCTTCATAGTAGTTCCAAACATTTGGTGCCCATAGTTTCAGTTCGGGAGCAATTGCATCGCATAGTGCTTGAATTTCAAGTTGAGCATCAAGTTTAGAACGAAGATCCATAAAGTGAAGTACAGAACGTAAATTAAAAGATACTACAAAGTTCTGACGAATTGCTTGAGGAAGATAATCCCGAATATGCTCTTCACACATACCCTGCTCATAGTAATCAGCATACTCCTCACACTCACTCAAAATGCGCTCTAACTTGCGTTGTCGGTGCTCTTCGGTCCATTCATACTTCTTACCATTACGGTTAGTGTAGAACCCCTCAGGGCGCACGTAGAAGACTTCCTCAACATCAAGTTCACGCTTGGCAACTTTAAGAACACGCTTTCCAGTGTAACGTTGAGACTGAACATCCCAACTGGTTCCAATACGGTGAGTTCTTGCCTGAACGATAACATTATGAACAAATCCAGCACAAGAAAAAGTAATGCCAGGGTGCTCAATTGGACCCCAATGCCCTCTCTCATTAGCAAGCAATTGTTCAACAATCCACTGACCACATTCGTGATGGTTAGGAACTGGAACGTTATGAATTGGAACTTCAGAATAATCGCCCTTTCCTGCTTGCCAAATAACTTGTTCTGGGATTGGATAACCCTGAAGTTTTACAACTTCAAGTCTTTTATCCAATTCAAGAAGATCTTTTGCTTTAATTGGTTTCATTTCTTTCCAAATCCTTTTGATGTTTGTACTTCTAGATGTGCAATTTCTTCTTTTACAGCACGAAGTTGTGCTTTCATTTCTTTTATTTTATCATCTGTATAAAGATGATCTTGATTAATTAACCTCTCAAGAAGTTTTACAAGTTTCTTTGCTCTTGTGGTCTCAGTCATCTAAATCAGAATCCTCAAATATTTCGTCGTAATCTAAAATTGGTTTTTTTCTCATTGGTTTCATAGGAGTATAAGCAGAGACATCAGAATAGATTTCTGCCTTTAGAGAATCAACCAACAATTCAAGATTACGGACAATTAGTTTTAGTTTTTCTCTGTCCATATTTTATAGTTCTCTCAACTCATTTTACATAAAAAAAGGGAGGATGTCAATCCTTCCTTACAATCAAAAACGTATTATATTTTATAAAATCCTATGGAGTCAAAAAAATTGCCGGAATTTTTTTCCAGTATTTTTGAAATCACTTTCTCTTTTTCTTTTCGGGTGCCTTATAACCCCAGAGTTTTGGATTAATTCGCCCATATCCAAAGTCAATACTCTTTAGGTTCTCACGAAACTTATCCCAATACATATCAAATAGTTTGATTTTACTTCCTCTTGTGAGGTCAAAACAAATTTTATCGTCGATCATATATTTTACAATATGAGCATCATTAGGACAGTCTTTAGTGCATACCTCAGAATAGGACCCACCCTGAATCATAATTTCACATCCGTAGCGTGACTTACAGGTTTCCTTTTCTGCGGGTGTCCAAGAGTCCATATGTTTTTCTGTATTTTGTGCTCTTTCAATTACATCACCAAGTTTACTCACGAACGACCTCCCCAACTAATATCAGGATATGCTTCTGCAACAATTTCCTTTGTAATCTTATACTTTGTTTGAAGTTTTTTATCTTTAGTGAGAATAAGAATCTCTGCTTCAAGTGGATGAAGTCCTTGAAGAACATTGATAAACATAGTTTCTCTACGAAGAGAACTTAGTCCATCATTTCCACCTTTTACAAAATTGTAGAACCTCTCATATTCTTTGCGAATCGAAGATCTTCCTTGATCTTGGGATCCTAATGAATTAGAACCAAGTTCTCCCATTTTTCCTACAGCATCAGAAATTTTTTCACTCAGAGTTCCCTTGAATGAATCCATTTCATCTACAGCAGCGTAAGGAACATCACCAGGAGGAAGTGCTGAAATCACCGATTCATCAAAATTCCAAATGAATAGTGCTTTAAGTGAGGGATGCTCAAATTTTTTCAACGCTTCAATTTTTTTGGCATTAGTCCTTTGCTTTACGACAATATTCAGAATCTCAAAAACAAAAGGATTTGCAGGAAGATCGGGAATTGATACTTCTGCTACTTTTGGTTTTTGTACAGTCTTTTTTGTAGTCGTTTTTGCTTTTGTAGTCGTGGTCATAGTTTTACAAGATATTGAATACTATTAGTGATATTTATTTTGATATTATTCTTCGTCTTCTGCGTCTTCCATTTCATAATCATCAAAGTATCCTTGCTCAAATCTGACGGATACAATCTCTTCATCAATGAGGTCTCCATCCTTATTATAAAACTCAGGATGATATGCAATTTGCTTTGGACCTTCTTGATGAGTCATCATATATTCGCGGGCAACCCAACCTGTTATAAGTCCCACTATAAGAAACAATATGGTTAAAAAGGAACCTAAGACTAAACTAACTGCTAACATTTCTTTTTCTCCGGGAAACTACTTTTTCTTCCTTGACTTAAAGGAAAATTCAAAATAGATAGTTACTTCCCGATTCAGAAAGCAAACTATCTTCTCAAATATGAGATGGAATGGTTGAGTCTGCTTTCTTTTTCCCCCATTAAGAATTAAATCAACGCCACGATTCTTGTGGTTGAAGTTATTTATGTTACTATCAGACAATTTGCTTTTCTTTCAGATATTTAACGGTATCATTACATCCACCTAGTTTTTGATCATCACAAAGAACCTGTGGAAATGTGGATCCTTCACCAAATTCTGAATAAAATTCATCTTTGGTGAAGTGCTCATCAAGATTATACACCACAAAGTTGCTTCCCGTCAATTCAAGAACTTGTTTGACTTTGTAGCAATATGGACAATTTTCTTTACTATACACTGCAAAATTCATATTTCTCCCAAATAAAATTTATATGTCTATATATCAATTATCGTGCCATATCATTTGCATAATGAGATCTCTGACCATCGGCAAGAACATAATGAAAGAAAATTTGATGATAATAAAGACCTTCTTTTTCCAATCTTTTACCATATAATGTTCTCTCATATTCAGTAGGCATTGGATCTCTCCAATGAGGTCTTTCACACCCCTTATAAATCATCCCATCACCGGCAGACAAAATCACAGAATGATTTTCACCTCTTTTTGAGATGGTTGTTTTGTTTTTATCTACATAAGTATCTGGAGTTTTAATCCAAATTTCCCAGGGTTCTGTGAGATTTGTACTAATATGAACTGTTACAGAAATTTCACAAGCATCGCGGTCAGCATGACGTGCTAGTGCTTGTCCTGGAAAATAAAAACGATCATAATAATAAGTATTGTAAAGTTGTCTTCCAAGAATTTTTTCTAGTTTTAAACGAATGCTCGAATGAATTGAGCGATATTGTGGATGCCAATAACACGCAAGAGATCCTTCAACTTGCATTTCAAGTTCAGTATAAGTAAATTGATCTATTTTTTTCCCCCAATAATTAATTTGCCCTCTTTCTTCTGGAACGGAACGATAAAGTTCTTGAGAATTCCACAAATCTTTTACAACCAAATATCCATCTTTCTCAAATTTTTCATTGCGAGTCCAAGAAGTTCCAGTATTCAATCTTTCTTGGTATAAGAGTTGCTCTTCTGTCATTTGCTCTGCCATAATTTACCTCATTTCCAACGTGGTCCAACAACCCAACCAACAAGACTCTTTCTTACTCCTTTAGTCACCTTAAGAACTCGATGTTGAGTTCGTGAGTCAAATACAATCACAGTTCCTCTCTTTCTTGGAGCAAAATAAGACTTACCATCTTCAGCAAGAAGTTGAAGATTTCCTCCCTCATAATCATCAGGATCTGAAAGTTGAATTACAAATGAAAGTTTTCTTACAAGTTCTAGATTTTCATTTAGATAATCTTGTGCTCTTCCTTCGTGATGATTGCCAACACTTACTGGTTTATAATGACCCGAAATACCAGCATCATTATGCCATCCATAAAATTCACCAATACCATATTGAGTGAATTGCATTGATTCACCATCAATATTTCTTATATCATAAAGAAAATTTTCACGATTTGCTCTTTCGACATAGTGCCAAACAAATCCTGCTGTCCAATGATTTGTTGGAACCCAAGAATTTTTCGAATTCCTTTTATCACGATTAAGAGAATCTCCCATCAATCTGGAGTCACCCATTTGATCTTGAAATTTATCTGTCAAATCTTCTTCAATTGTTTCTACCATTTTTTCTGGGATATCTGAAAAGTACCAAATTGATTGGAATGCCAAATTTCAATCTCCGTATAAATTACTCATCACCATTATATATTAGTTTTATAAAAACCTCAAGTTTCCGTTTTCAATTCCCATTCTTGAGTTTCTTCATTCCAGTTATAATAACTTCCAGATTCTTTTTGTTCTTCTGTAAGTTCTGGTTCTGAAACTGGTGGTTGCCATTCATAAGTTTCAGTATTTAAAGTCCAAGAAGGGTATGGTTGTGGTGCTAAGAATACATCATATTGATTATTATAAACCATTCCAATTCCAGCAAAACGATGTCTAAAGTTGTTGTTATAAGAAGTTTGTTTCCATTTTGTTGTTTGTCCATGTATTGATTGAAGAAATTGTATTCCTATTTCTTCACTTTCATTTCCATTTTTATCAAGAATATCAACATTTCTTACAACAGAAACTCTCAAAACATTATCTTCATAATCAAGTTGAGCAAAATGTGCCATATTTTACCTCCTTATTCTGGATATTGAATAATGACAATTCCTGAACCGCCATTTCCTCCAGTTGAAGGAGTAGAAGCTCTTGCTCCACCGCCTCCTCCACCTGTATTTGTTGTTCCAGATGTTGCTGGATTTATTGATGGTGGAACTGTAGGCATGTTAGATCCAGCACCTCCTCCTCCTGCTCCCCCTGCACCACCAGCTTTTGCGGTTGGTCCAGGAGAAAGACCTCCTCCACCTCCTCCACCACCAGCAAAATATCTTTGTCCAGAAACAGGACCAGGAGTTCCATATGAAGATGGTGATAATACAGAATACCATCCACTACCACCAGCAGTTCCTGTTCCTCCAGGAGTACCAGCATCTCCCAAATCACCTGCTCCACCGCCTCCTGCACTACCACCGTTGGCAAGAGGACCCATTGGTCCGCCTGTATTTCCTTGAATGAAAGGTGATGGAGTTGCAGTTCCTCCAGAGAAGGTTCCTGGGACTGGAAATCCTTTAGATGCTCCTCCACCAGATCCTCCGTTAGAACCATTAGATGCACCACCACCAGCTCCTCCTCCACCACCATAAGCAATAATTTGTGATGCACCTGGAGACCCTATTGTTGTATTATTGCCAGTATTTCCTGTATTAATTCCAACTCCACCAGTTCCTCCTGTCCCTATTCCAATAGGATAAGTTCCAGCACTCACTGGATATTGTTCACCAACTTCTACAGAATATCCAGGATTCCAAGGATATGCTTCAGGAATAGCAGTTGGAGTTGTTGTTGAAGTATGAATAGATGATACAAAACCTCCTGCCCCTCCTCCACCACCAGCACCAAGGGTGCCTGTGCCACCTCCACCACCTCCACCACCTCCACCAACAGCAAGATAATCAATCCATTGAAGTGTTGGGTCAGTAACAGTAAAATCTCCAGGAGAAGTGAAGATATGTCTCCATACACCTGGGTGTTCTGGATGAGTATTGGGTTCTATTGTTCCACCAGTTGCTCTTGAATATGTTACATTTTTCTTATATCTCACGCAGACAATTCCAGAACCACCACCAGCATAAGTAGTAATACCACTAAATCCATCTCCACCACCATATCCAGAGTTAGATGGAGCAGGTCTTTGTGCTGGTCCTGGAAAAGGACTACCTACTCCACCAGCAGCATATCCCCCAGAACTAACCAATGGATACCATGTAGAATAAACTGGAGATGAAATTGCTTTTCCAACTATGTCTGCAGGAAAATTTGGATCAATTCTACCAGGACCAGTAACACCTCCAGGAGCACCGATGCCGCCTGCACCACCTCCAGATGCACCTCCTCCAGGATAACCTTGTCTAGGTATCGTTGCTGGGCTGTTGCCAGTGCCAGCTGGGGCGGATGGACTTCCACCACCAGATCCTCCTGGGACTCCTGTATTACCAGGAGCTGCACCACCTCCACCACCTGCAGATACAACACCAGATAATCCATCAAAATAAGAATCGGACCCACTTCTAACAGTACCAGGCGGTCCACTCGGAGCACTTGGTCCTCCAGCTCCAACTCCAATTGGATATACGCCAGGAGCATTACTTACACCATAATTACCAAATCTAAATCCACCTCCACCTCCACCACCTCTTGGCGGAGCATTAGATGCAGGCATAGCACCACCACCAGCAACAACCAAATAATCAACACTATTAATTGCTGCAGGTGGGCGATTAACTGTAAAGGTTCCATCACCAGTAAAAATATGATAAATGTAACCGTCACCACCATCTATAATCGTTCCACCAGTTGCATATGCACCTATACCAGGAGCATTTTCAAAGGTATAAAACTCACGATTCTTTCCACTTACATTATATCGTGTTGCTGGTGAATTTGGTGCCCAATTTTTTGCACCAAATGAATTTGCACTTTTTCCCGCCATATATTATACCTCCTTATCACCAAGAACTAATACATTAACTGCGTCCGTACTGCTTGAATTATAAACTTGAATCGTGTCATTATTACTTGATAATGTAATGGGATATGCAAGTTCAAAGAAATAAGTGTCTGTTGGTTGAATTGAAAGTTGTGCAAGTTGATTAATAGAACTTGCAGTTCCAGCAGATCCCCCAGAGTTTGGAACTACATGTATTCTTATAGTGCTCGAATTAACCGTATCAATATTATGGACTATTACTGAACGAATATAACAAGTTTTTGTAGAATCCACTGTCAAAACAGGTACAGTAGACCCAATTGCAACTCTTGTAACTGTTCCTAATCCTACCTTTTGCAATGCCATAATATGTTTATTGTTTTTAAGTATTTATGCAAATAACATAACTTCTAATAGATCAACTCCAGCAGAAATGCCTGAAAGTTGAGAACCATCCCCACTAAAACTTACTGCAGTTATAGTACCATTAACATCAAGTTTAGATACTGGATTTGTAGTTCCTATACCAACAGAACCAGAAACATAAGCACCACCAGTGACTTGAAGATCTTGATCCACAGTTCCTGTGGAAGTTCCAGAACCAATTAATACTGGTCCGTTGGTGAACGTTGAGACACCAGTGACTTGAAGTTGTGTTATAGAACCTATACCACCTATTACATTAGTTGAAACGCCAGCATTGGAAACATAATCCAGGATTGTAATTGTTGCAATACCAGCAGTAGAAACAATAGATACTATAGGACCAACAAAATTTAATACAGTTATACTATTAGCACCACCAACAATAGTTCCCTCATCACGAATTGTCAGTCCCGTAATTGCATCAGCAGGTGCAGGTGTAACCCAAGTTGGAACATTACCGATGCCATTAGATTGAAGTATTGTTCCAGGAGAACCATTTGCTAAAAACGTAGTAGTGTCAAGTGCAGATTGATAAGGAATATTGCCAACAAGACCACCTTTGAGATTTGTTGACACACCAGCATTAGGAGCATAAGTAGCAACACCAGCATTGGTTGCATAAGTGGCAATACCACTTGTTGTTGCATAAGTAGCAATGCCAGCATTAGTAGCATAAGTTGCTATACCAGCACTAGGAGCATAAGTGGCACTTGAAGCATTACCACTAAATCCAGAAGTAGCAGTTATGACACCAGAAGCATTAATATTTCTTACAACTGCTAGGTCTCTTTCTGTGAATTGAACTGAACCCGCAGCAAGTCTTGTTCCATTAGGGAACTGTGTTGATCCAATACCAACAGCATAATTAATTAACCAAGCATCAGTTCCAAGTCCAGCAAACTCACCTGCCTTAAACCACATAATTTTCTTATATGTGGGAGGAAGAGTTTCAATACCAGCAATATTAAAATTGACAAGTGGATTTCCTTCCGTTGAAGCAACAGCAACACCACCATGACTTGCGGTTGTGTCATTTGAAATATCATTACCACTTCCATCTGTTCTAACTCCAAGAATAATATCCGGGTCAGAAATTTTTAGTTGTTGAGCATTAATAAATGCGGTTGTTCCACCAAGTGTAATATTACCAGTTACATTTAAGTTTCTATTGACTTGCAAATCCCTAGTAACTGTTGCATCTTGAGGAATAGTAAATTGAATAGGAAGACTTAATGTGGGTGTTGAACCTTCACCAGAAGTTACACTTACACTAATCTGGTTTGAAGTTCCAGTAACTGACTGAACATAATCTCCAGTAGTATCACTACCAAGAGCAACAGAATTGGGTTGAATTGTTGCTGCTAATGATACATTACCTGTTCCATTAAAACTAATTGGTGAAGCAACAATATCACCAGTGATTTCAAAAGTTCTTGAGTTTTTTAGTTCTGTTGCTATACCAGCATTGGTTGCATAAGTTGCAATACCACTTGATGTGGCATAAGTTGCTATACCAGCATTGGTTGCATAAGTTGCAATACCAGCATTAGTAGCATAAGTTGTTATACCAGCATTAGTAGCATAAGTTGCTATACCAGAATTAGTAGCATAAGTTGCTATACCAGCATTAGTAGCATAAGTTGCTATACCAGAATTAGTAGCATAAGTTGCTATACCAGAATTAGGAGCATAAGTAGCAATACCACTTAAAGTAGCATAACCATTTAAAGTTCCATCAAAAGTATTAGCAGTTATAACTCCAACAAAACTTGCTTGAGTACCAAATAAAGATGTAGTGTGAGTTGTAATGCCAGCAAAAGTAGAAATACCAGAAACATAAAGTTGTGCAAAAGAACTTCCGCTGCCAATTAAGGAATTTCCGACATAAAAATTGGATGCAGTAACCACCCCTGCAAAATATCCATCCCCAACAACATAAAGTTTTGAGGTCGCATTGGTGGTTGCAATACCAACGTTTCCAATAACTTCCAGTGAAGTAAGATTTTCACTATAAGAAGATACTCCTACCTTCAGATCTTTTTGTCTACCGCTGGTATATTTTGCCATTTTTGGATATTAGTTGAGTGTCTCTAAGATGCTTCCGATAAATTTAATATCAGTTCCACTCGTTGCAGAAAAAACAAGAACATCACCAGACTCAAGAACAAGTTTTCCTGATAAGAGATTTGCACTATCACTTGGAGAAATTGGGAAAGTTTTTAAAATTTCTGTAGTAACTGCAATTCCTGTAACTGTTCTTTGATGAGAAAAGGAAACTGTTTGAGTATTATTTCCAATATTTGTTGCTTGTGCTAAAAGAACAACGCCAGTATATCCTACAGGAGCAGTATAAATCCCTACAGCATTTGTTGTTGCTACTTTGGTGACTGTTTTAAATACATTAAGTGCTAGTGCCATTCTACTATTCTCCTCCTAGTGCTAAAATGAATGGTGTCATTGCCGAGAATAAACTCTTCGAATAAAATGCTCCAGAAATTGTTCCTGTAGTTTGATTAACAACTACACCATCACCGATTCTAAAGTTTCCTGATTGATCCGTACTTGTGAAAATAACCAGACCACCATTTCTCATATCAACTTCATTATCTTGAATTGGAACACCACCTTGAGCAGGAAGAGCACCATTAATGTTTGTACCAGAACCAATGTATTCAAAAGAATGTCCAGATGCTAATACTCTACTTTGCTTAAAGAATGGAACAGTCGAACCAACACCAACTGCATAAGGAACATTATCACTAACAGTAATTGTACAAATACCAGAAGAAACTGGAGTTGAACTTATGACAGAATAATATGCTGGAAGTAATTCTAAAGTTGCTGTTGATGTATTTATTCCCACATCAGGACCAGCAATTCTAATTGTTGGTGCTGTCGTATAACCTCTTCCACTTGAGACAATTTCAATTCTAGTTACAGAACCATTTGAAACTTCTGCGACTGCTGTTGCCTGAACTCCCCAATCAGTTGAAGGTGCAGAAATTGTAACGACCGGACTTGAATTATATCCAGTTCCACCAGAACTTACTTGAATCTTATTAACGTTATAATATAGACTATCAAAGTACACAACCTGACCATCAAAAGGTCTTGTCACATTAATTTTTGCAGTACCACCAGAAACATAAGTATGAGGCAACGTTGAAGAACCAACGTTGACCACCAGTTGATTTGCTGTAGGAACTGACTGAACTTCAAAAATATAACCATAAGCACCACTTGGATATGTAACAATTCCTGGTCCAGATGGACAAGTAAAACCAAGTCCAGCAATCGTGACTCCCATACCAACAGAAAAGTTATGATTCGCAGAAGTAGTGATTGTCGTAACGCCACTTACATTGTCATAAACTGCGTTTGATACATTATAAGTTGGAACATTCAAATCAAGAATAAAAGTATCACTATTTGCTTCTGATGTTTGAGTTATAATTCCAGTATACTTTCTTGGTCCAACACCATCAGCAACAAGACCATAATTACCGAAAGAGGCATTTGAGTTCGTAAGATCACAAGCACCACCAGTTCCACAAAAGACTGCAGTATCTGGGCAAATTGTGAAAAGTGAAACCAACTGAGCATATCCTTCGTTGGTAATTGAAACTCCAATACCACCTTGATTGTATTGAGTATATGAGTCAAGAACCATTGACTTGGTTGGTCCAATCGAATGCTTACCATCAATCTTCATTCCAATACTATTAGGAATGAAGTTGGTACAGTTCTGAATATAAGGTGACTGATTATTAAAAACTGGTTTGTTAGGATTGAATGCAAAAATAGCACCAGTGTTTGCAGAACCTACAAAAGACATTTCAGCAATATAGTTTCCATTCCCAACATAAAAGAGGTCTCCTTGATTTTGTGGAGTGATGGAGACCTCTCTTAAACTATCACCAACAATACTAACTTGATTGGGAATATCAATTGGATTATTTTCTACATAAGATCCAGCACTAACTCTAATAACGGAACCTGCTGTTGAGATTGCAACTGCTCCTGCGATGGTTGCTTTTGCGTCTCCGAGTTTGAGTCCTGTGTTTGTATCGTTTCCGTCTCTTGTGACATAGATTACATTTGTAACTGTTGCGCCTGCACCGATGCGAATAATATCTGTGCCGATTCCAAGACGTTCTCTTTTGGCAGTTAACTCACCATCATAAGTGTTGTATGCTAATTCTGCACTTAATAATTGATCTACTGTAGGTCTCTTGCCAGGAACAGCAGAGCGTTTAATCCTGATCGGAGTTGACATTTATCGCATTCGGTATTTACCAAAGAAGCAGTATTTACTGCCTTTCATTTATTTATTCAAGATGCATTATTGCGCCTTGGACGATATGCAAATAAGTTTACAGGAGGGTCTGGTTTCATCCATTCTTCTATTTTATTAAGTTTTTCTTCACTATAAAAATCTTGTTGGACATACCACAGTTTCCAGTGCTCGTGCCCCTTTGACTGATTACAAGAATGGCAGCAGGCAACTACATTTGTCTTAATATCTAGACCACCTTTGCATTGTGGAATGATGTGATCCAGTGTGATATTTTCTTCTGACTCACAATAGGCACATTGGTTTTCCCATTTTTCCTTTATTTCTTTCCTCCATAATCGTTTTGCTTCCGATGAACTTGTAGTTCTTAAATTAAACAAGTATTCTGAAGGCGAATGGAGGAGTTCCATAAGTTAATGCAACTTATGTTTATTTATTGTGAGTTTTTATAACTTTTACGAGTTCTTTTAGAGTAATATAGATGTAGTGAAACTCTTCATAATAAGTAATATCAGAGTCTCTTTGTAGAAAATGTTGAAGATTTTTAATCATACTTTTACTGGTTCTTTCTGATCTTCTGGCAACCATACTTGCTGTTGCAATTCAATTGGTGGCAATTGTTCTTTTGCTGAAGGAAGTCCAATCTGACCAGGTAGTTGTTTATCAGTTGTGGAAGTTACTGTAATTACCTGGTCTAGAATGAATCTTTGGCGACTATAAGAACGATTTTCAGAATCAAATGCAACCATCATTATTGCATCATTAATGTCTCCACAATGAGCAATAATCCTTCCAGTCTTATTTTCTGTTACGATCCAGTATTCGTTCATCATTTAATTGCTTTTCTACATTATAAGGCACCTGGGGTGATCTGTAAAGACCAGGCCAGGTGTCTCTAATAACTTCTGATAGTTTATAAGGTGTTTCTGAACTAATCATATTATCTTGTTAAATGACCCCCAAACATATACCGCATTCCGTTTAAGATCTTTGCTCCGAACGATCCGAGATTGCGTGAGTTAAATCTTTCAAATAGTGCTGTAGTAATAACAGGAGCGGGAACCCCCAAGTCCACAGCGGCAGAAACAGTCCAACGACCCTCACCGCTGTCGGATACGCCTCCAGAGAACTGTTTAAGGATACCATCCCTGCGTAGCACATCAGCAGTAAGGTCAAGTAACCAAGACCCAACCACACTACCACGACGCCATAACTCAGCAACCTCAGCAACATCAATATCATAACAATAACTTTCGGGATCTGCCATTGGGGCAACCTCTGCATCTCCTTCTCTAACATACTGGGCACCTGCATTGGCGTTCTTAATGATGTTAAATCCTTCTGCATATGCCTGCATAATACCATACTCAATACCATTATGCACCATCTTTACAAAATGCCCTGCACCTGGACCACCACAATGCAACCAACCGTGTTCTGCAGAAGTTATGTCTGAGTCAAACTGAGTCCTGGGGGCAGCGCCAATTCCTGGGGAGAGTGCATTAAAAATGCGCGAACAAGTGGCGACTGCAGTATCTCCACCTCCAACCATAAGACAGTATCCACGATCCAGACCGTAAACACCACCACTAGTGCCGCAATCAATATACTGGATGCCCTGCTTTGCAAGTCGTTCTGCTCTCTTCCGACTGTCTTTAAAATTGCTATTGCCATGATCAATAATAATATCTCCTTCACCACAATATCGTAGTAACTCATTAATCGTCTCCTCTACTGTTTCTGCAGGTACAACCATCTGAAAAATACCTGGTTGACCATTCTTTTTAACTACTTTGACAAGATTTTCAATAGTAGTCACAACTCCATTCACATATCCTTTTTCATATGCCTCATTTGCCTTCTCATAATTTCTTCTATAACCCCAGACTTCTATTCCTGCCTTCATCATACGACGAGACATACCTTCGCCCATTCTACCCAATCCAATTAATCCTACTCTCATTTTTTACTCCTATTTTAATTTGAGTGGATAGTCCCACTTAGTAATCAGTTCTGTTTTTTGCCAAGGACCCCAAACACCTTCATTATAAAGATATGGCATTGTCATAATACGACATTGATCTCCAGTACATAAAAGATCATCAACAATTCTCCAAGATTCCAACACTTCATCTGCGTGAACAAAGTGTGATTGGTCTTCATTGATTGCATCATAAAAAAGTTTTACATAACCATCAATTGCTTTTTCTACTGGATAATGATACTGAAGAATTGCCGTTTCTACCTTATCATTTAGTCCAGGAGATTTAATATCAATACTCATATCCAAATGTGGATCTGGTTGCAATCTCATTACAATTCTATCATTACAATCGTGCCCATCAAATAATTGTTGTGGTGGTGACTTGAATTTAATCACAACCTCAACACAATTTACAGGCATTTTTTTACCCGTCATAAAGTGAAACGGAACTCCTTTCCATCTCCAATTATCAACATACAACTCACCAGCAACAAAGGTTGGAGTTTGTGAACCTTGAGTTACTCCTTCCTCATTTTTATAATCATCATATTGTCCAAGAACTACATTATCACCCAGTCTAGTCGCAGCAAGAACCTTAACCTTTTCTCTGCGAATTTCTTTAGCATCATTTTTACAAGGAGGTTCCATTGCAATTAGTGCAAGCACCTGAAGCATATGGTTTTGAAGCATATCTCTGACGGCACCAGCAGTATCATAATACTGGGCACGACCTTCACAACCAATGGTTTCAGTTGCAAAGATCTGAACTTCTTCTACAAAGTTCCTGTTCCAAAGTGGTTCAAGTAAAATATTGCTAAAACGGGTGGCAAGGATATTATTAACAGTATCTTTACCGAGATAGTGATCAATGCGATATACTTGTTTCTCGCGTAAATATCCAGCCACCACAGATTGTAAATGATTAGCAGATTGAAGATCGGTGCCAAAAGGTTTCTCAATAATGACTCTTGATTTTTCTGCGTCATCTAACTTACCTGCCTCTTTTAGATTGGTAATTGCATCAACATATCTTTCTGGAGGAACTGATAGAAAATAAGTGGTGTCATCATAAGAATCTATCAGTTTTAAAGATTCTAAATCACTCAGGTCACAAGAAACATAATCAAGTCTTTTAATAAACTCTTGAGAATAATGCCCTAAAATCTCAACCCAACTCTCCTTACTATGTTTGGTTCTGGAAGCACCAATAATTTTAAATCCTTTTGGTAAAAGATTTTTCTTATGAAGAGAATAAAGTGCTGGTATAAGTTTCCTTTTGCAAAGGTCTCCAGTTGCTCCAAATATAACTATTGATTTCATTCTTTTTGATTATCAATAACGGTTTCCCAATCCTTCTGAAAGAGTTCTAGACCCTTATCAGTCATAATGTTCTTATACATTGCCCAGAATACAACTGGAGGAATTGTAACTACATCAGCACCAGAAAGAGCAGATTGTTCTACCTGTCTTACATCACGAAGAGATGCGGCAAGAATTTGTGTTGATGTTCCCGAATAATCAAATGCCTTACGAATGTTCTTGATAAGTTCAATTCCATCAATTGAATTATCCATCCAACGACCAACGAAAGGTGAGATGAATGTTGCTCCTGCTTTAGATGCAAGAATTGCTTGTGCTACTGAGAACACTAGGGTTACATTGACTTGAATTCCTTTATCAGAAAGAAACTTGCAAACCTTAAGTCCTTCTACGGTACAAGGAACTTTAATTGTAACTGCTGGTGCAATTGTATAAAATTTTTGTGCTTGTGAAAGCATTTCTTCGGCAGTATCTGCAACAACCTCTGCTGAAATGCTTTCTAAATTTGTAAATGTTGTGGAAATTTCTTCAATAACTTCTTGGAGTTGTCTACCACTTTTAAGAATCAAAGTGGGATTTGTAGTAACTCCATCTAATAGTCCAGTCTCATATGCTGGACTAATCATTGAAACATCTGCTGTATCTAAAAAGATCTTCATAAAAAAGTAAGAACTCATTTGTAATTATAATGAGTTCTTACTAAGGTGTTAAATTTTGTTATGAATTGAAAACATTATTCAATATTTTTCAAGGGCATAGATTCCATTTTTTTCCACAATTGCAGAGCAAGTATCACACCAATCACCACAGCACATATACAAAAGTTTATTAAAGTATCTAATGTTGCCGTGATGTATATGCCCACAGATTACACCATCATATTTCTTATCTCTTTGAATACAATATGATGCAATATCAGTCTCATATTGGTTAATATAATTTTTTCCTCTCACCGTATTCTTTAACGCATAGACTAAAGAAAATTTAAAGAACTTCTCTAACCAAAAACTGAGTGGTGTGATGAATTCATACCCTTTATTAAAGATAAGTTGTTTCCAAGACCCAGAAGAATACTCCGAATACTTATCTCCATGAATACACAAAAACTTATTACCTTTTGAATCTTTATGAGTATATTCGTCTACCATTCGGAAGTTCTTGTGTTCAAAATTAGTATAACGACGAATTTCTGCTTCGTGATTTCCAAGAATATAAATGACTTCTGTTCCTTTCTTTGCCAGGTTTAGAATCTGATGAACACATTTTGTATGTTCTTTTGTCCAACGAGTATTATATTTTTCCATACAGTGAATATCAATAATATCACCAACCAATACTAACTTTTTGGTTTTTAAGTTTTTAAGAAAATTATAGAATTTTTCCGTATTACATCTAGGAGTCCCAAGGTGAACATCAGAAATAAAAACTGTATCGTAAGTCATAATCAGAATCTTGATGGAGTGTATTCCATATCTTCAAGAATATTATCTAGTATCTCCCCATATTCTTTGAATCGTTTGTCTCCTGCAATAAAACGACGCTGACGCATCCATACTGCATCAGCAAGAAGTTTGATTTGCTCTTCTGTAAGAGTTAAGGTTTTCATAAGTAAGAAGTAACTGTTGTATGTATTAGAGATTTTTTTTCTCATTCATAAATCATCCCAACAGTCAGTAAGACAAAGCAAAGTACGGTGAATACCATCATACCTACACCTGCCCAGATTATCCAGTTAGGCATAGGTTCGTTTTGGGTATTATGACTCATATTAAGGAATCCAAATTCCTTTGCCTTTCAACCACTTCATTGCACTTTCCAAATCACCATTTGTTTTTTGGAGTGCCACACAACAATCCATTCTTCCCACTCCAGTTTCCCACTGAAGTTTTTTTACTAGTTTATAAGTAATTGCAGTCATAATTCTTTGCGGTTTATGAGTATTTTAGTGGGGTTGGGGTCTTATGTCAAGGTGTGTTGGATTTTGTTTTGCCAGTATTAACTTCCTTAGTTCTCTCTATAATTTTATCTCTACAAATACCTTCACCATAATTTGGATTATTTTCTCCAGACCAAGCACCCCTTTCTTTTGCTTTTTGAGATACTTTGTCCCTTACTTCTGGATTTTCCATAGGATTTCCATAATCATTCCTATGCCTTATACCAACATTCATTTCATCTAAAGATTTTCTAATCCAAACCATTCCACATCCAAGAATTGATTTTATTTCTCTTAGTGTTTTACCCTCAGTATAAAGTAGAGCAATTTTTTCTGGTGGGTATTTTTTTCTCAACTCCTTTATTTTATTTTCATTCACTACTTGTAAATGATTTTTCGCTTTCATTATTTTACTATGATTTGGTCTCTTCTTTCCTCTACGCATATCTCCCATTTTTTTCCTTTGTTCTTCCGTATAAACATATCCAGAGGGACCATCTCCACCATCAGTTAAATTATACAGAATACCAGTTCCCAAATCTTTTCTACCAAAGACATTAATCATATAGATTTCGTGCTTAAATGCTTCTTCTTCTGTAAGATTTTTCTTTAAGATTAAAATTCTATTCCTTGATGGAACATAAGCACTATGTCTTTTTCTATCATATGCTCTTTTGCCTTTACCCTTACCAATATAATAAGGAGTTCCATCCTCTCTCAAATAAGCATAAGTATAAAATACATTTTTCATTACTTCTATCCCAAAGTTAGTTCTATACTTATTTATACAAAAAAGGAACCCCGAAGAGTTCCCTTATTATACCATTATTTTGATTTTATATCAACCGATAGTTGGTGCAGTTAGAGCAACAGGAGTTGCTTCAACGGCTGCCAAATCCAAAGGAAAATTATGTGCGTTTCTTTCGTGAATTACTTCAAATCCCAAGTTTGCTTTTCCAAGAACATCTGCCCAGGTTGGAATTGGACGACTTTGTGTATCAAGAATGCTTTGTTGGAAATTAAATCCGTTCAGGTTGAACGCCATCGTAGAAACACCAAGAGCGGTGAACCAGATGCCTACAACTGGCCAGGCAGCAAGGAAGAAGTGCAGACTACGACTATTGTTGAAGGAAGCATATTGGAAAATAAGACGACCGAAATAACCGTGAGCAGCAACGATGTTATAAGTCTCTTCTTCTTGACCGAACTTATAACCGTAGTTCTGTGACTCATTCTCAGTGGTTTCACGAACCAGAGAGGAAGTAACCAGAGAACCGTGCATAGCACTGAACAGAGAACCACCGAACACACCAGCAACTCCAAGCATATGGAAGGGGTGCATCAGAATATTGTGCTCTGCCTGGAACACAAGCATGTAGTTAAAAGTACCAGAGATACCCAGAGGCATTGCATCAGAGAAAGAACCTTGACCGAAAGGATAGACCAGGAACACTGCACTCGCAGCAGCAACAGGTGCGCTATAAGCAACCATAATCCAAGGACGCATACCTAGACGGTAAGATAGTTCCCATTCACGACCCATATAGCAGTAGATGCCGATGAGGAAGTGGAAGACAACAAGTTGGAAAGGTCCACCATTGTAAAGCCATTCATCAAGACTTGCTGCTTCCCAGATGGGATAGAAGTGAAGTCCGATTGCGTTAGAAGAAGGAATAACAGCACCAGAGATGATGTTGTTTCCGTACATTAGAGAACCAGCAACTGGTTCACGAATGCCATCAATGTCCACAGGGGGAGCACCGATGAATGCGATGATGAAACAAGTAGTTGCTGCAAGAAGGCAAGGCACCATCAATACACCAAACCACCCCACATAGATGCGGTTGTCTGTTGAAGTAATCCAAGAACAGAATTGTTCCCAAGTATTTGATTGTCGTTGTTGTGAAAGTGTAGCAGTCATTTTTGTTAAGAGAGTTAGATAAAAGTTCGGGGGGACGAACCGTTAGTATTATTCCCCACAGCACCCTCCACTGTGGGTATGAGAGACATCTTTTACTTGCCTAGTCTCGGTGAGGAGTTTCGTCCCTTTTCGGCAAGAACTTGTGTTAAGAACCTGTTACATTTCTTAACCCGTTGTTGTATTTATCATAACACTTCTCCTTTGGGAAGTCAAGTGGTATATTGATTAACTCCTCTTATGTTTCCACCTCTTTGCTCACACCCCTTTTTTGGTCCTGATTTGAGATGTAGTTCATAACCAAACTTTGAGCACTCACTAATTGCTCTTTTTACTTGGTGTTCTTTTAGACCAAGTAAATCAGCAACTTCTTTTCTTGATAATCCTGATTGACGATATTTAAGAATAGAAAGTTCTTGTTGTGTTGGTTCAGTTTTCTTTGGAGGTTTGCCTCTTTTTTCAGTTGAGTTTCCTTTGCTTTTCTTTGCCCAGTTGATTGCTTGTTTATCGTGAATGAGTTTATGAGTTGCTGGATGATAAACATAAAGATGCTCTGGAATGTTTCTACCACCTTCACATCTTGGTGGATTATGATGAACATCAATACACTTCATCTGTTCATCAGTAAGTCCATAATGTTCTTGGGCAACCTTGCGATAGTTATACTTATCAGTAGAAAGAACAATAGCAGAGCACATAAAAAACTCCAAACCTACTATTATTTAGGTAGGTTTGGAGTTGTAATGAAGTTTATGTTAATATTTTGTAATAATCAAAAATTTAACCCCTTAAATCCATCAATAATAGTTTTTAAATGTCCCTCGGCACTTTCTATATTAGAACCGGTTTTCTTTATTAATTCCATCAATTCATCATAACTTCTTCCAGATATTTCTGGGTCAAGAGGAACAGATTTGATAAATTCTTCTCTAGTAATCATAAGTATTAAAAAATTATTTTAGTAAGATTAATGTTTCATCCATTCACCATTTTCAACATCCCAATGCCTTCTATCATAAACTTGAAAATTAACAGTTGTGAAAAATAGTGAAATACTAGTCCAAAGTCCTGCGTGGTCTGTTTTGATAGTATATTTAAAATCAACTCCAAACAAAATATTATCTCTATTTACTTCAAATTCCCAGAACTTATGTTTAAGTGGAGTTTTGCCAGAAATAAAATAAATGTTTTTAAAGTTGTCTATTGGCAGTTCAATTTTAAAATTTACTATAATCATTATTTTTATAAATAAATGACGGTTATAATATTCCCACAACACCCTCCATTGTGGGTATGAGAGACGTTCTTATACACCCATAGGTCTCGGTTAACGGGTGTTTGACAATGTTAAGAATTATGAGGAATCCTTAACATTTGTTTACCTATTTATCATAGCACTGCTCGATTTCCCTGTCAAGCCCTGTACTCATCGATTTTATCCAAGACTTTATTGAGATACTGGTGAGCAAGATGCTTTGGATCATAACCAGATTTATCCATCCACTCTTTATCCAAGTCTCTTTTTATTTTAAGAACCTCACACTTTATAATTTCCTTACTCAAATATCCTTTGGACATACAAAAAAAAAAACTCTGCCCCTTATTTAGAGACAGAGTGAAAATATGTTAAGTGTTATCAAAAAATTCCAGGAATTACTTGCCCAGTAACAAGATATGAACCGACAGCAGCAACGAATCCAATCATTGCAGCCCAACCATTAATACGTTCCGCTTTTTCAGTAAAAAGATTTTTCATTTTGTTTCTCCTCTTTTAGTTGTGTTTTGAATAACAATAAATTTGTCTTTCTTTAAGGTTCCTGCGATGCAAACTTTAAGTTCATCATCATTAGACCAGGCACCTTCTTCTACAAGTTGTTGAAGGGCAAGACTAAGTTGCCCAAGCATTCCAGCACTCATCAGTAAGTTTCTGCGACTTTCTCTACAGCATAACCCAGAAGTACGAAAAATGCAACTGCAGTGAGTGTGAAGATTACTTCAGTCATCAGAATACACCGAAGAAGAAGTTACCAGTAGCAACATAAGACACAATACCAGCAATAAACCCTAGCATTGCCCAACGTCCGTTTGCAAGTTCTGCACGTTCGCTGTGTGTCATCATACCATATTTGATGGCATCTTCATCAGAGATGTACATCTTGGGTTCGCGAGCAAACATATTCATTTGCCCACGCTCATTGGTCGTTACAGTCATTATCTTTTGTAAAGATTTACAACAGAATTATATAGCAAAAAGAAAGGGGTGTCAAGCACCCCCCCTCCTCATTCATTTACCCTCAAATCCTGGCGGTAGTGTCCCAAAGTACGGATCATAATCAAAGATTGAATTCCAATCTTGAATATTTGGAGAATCGTTT